AATGAGTAGGGATCTCAGAAAGGTTCTTGCCTTCTTTCTCAGCATACTCCTCCCATGCTTGTTTGACGACTGTAGACTCGGTCATGTACTTGTCACGCCAGTAGTTGCCGGTGTCCTTGAACCGACTGTCGGCAACCACGACGATTCGGTAGGAATGACGAGGCAACATGTCCGGTCCGCGATTGACCTTCAGTGCCCACGCACCCTTGATCAACTTGTCCTCAACTTCCTTTGAGAAGGACCCTTCGATCTTCTCTTGATACCAGCGGAGCACGTCGTGCAGGTATACGTGATAGTCGACAACCACCACGGGTGCGGGGTTCCGGTCAAGGACGATAGATTTCTCAAGGTGCGTTCTTTCAATCATGTCGGAGAGGGTACGTCGATCCAGTATGCGGGTGTTTCGTAGGGGACTTCGTCAAGACCTGGTTTCCACTCGCCCTTGATGAACCAAAAAAGGTCATAGTCAGTGTACTTATTGGTAGCATCATCGAGAAAGCATACGAGGTACTGGCCATCGCGTGATGGAAAGTCCTCGATGATGCGCCAGTCTGCGCGGACGTTTTGTTTAGTGAGTGTTGCCATGGTCAGAGGGTACCTCGGATTGTTGCGTTAAGGACTGAGATTTCTGCTTGCAGTTCAGTGAGTTGTTTCTTCAGAGACTCAACCAGGATTGTTGAATCGTCGTGCTGGTTTATTTTCTTCAACCAGATTCTGGTCGCGATTTTTTCTTTTGTCCAGGTAATCATCGATCTCATCGAGTGATCTCATCTGTTTGACTTTGTTGAGTTCGTACAAGAAATTTCGTTCGTCGTAGGTCTTCCTCATGCTTCTGACGATTGAGTCCCAGGTCTCAACTACCCTTTGCTGTTTGCTGGGTGTCAAGTCCAGTAGTAGTCTTGGGGGACACCTTGTCTCTTTCCGTAACTCGCTCTCTGCTCTTATAGCGGACAGGAGTTTGTGGTGCTTCTCCTCTCCGAAGAGTTCAACTACGGCACTCCGTATCTCTACCAACTCGTCCCACTTCTGCAACACCTCCAGCAGGTGATCCGAAGAGTAGTTGCTGTTTGAGTTGTTTACCACGTCAGGGAATCTCCGGGTCACAAGCGACTCTTTCAATCAACTCCTGGTACCGGACAACTCTAGATTTGAGCGTTGCATTTTCCTGCTCCAGGTCAGAGTCACGAAGGTTTCGCAGTTCCTCTTTGTAGTAGTCCCTTCTTTGCTCAGTCCAGTCCAACTCCGCCATAAGTTGACCCTTCTCCCCCTCCAGTTCTGCCAGGAGTTTGTCTCGAGGGTCGGGATCCGGGTGGAACCACGCCTTGTTGACAGTGGGAAACTGCGTGGCGAAGATCGTCTTGATTGCTTGCGCCAGTTCGACGTGCTCGTGCTGGACGACTCCAGGTTCATCTCGCACCTTGAGGTAGGTCATCCACGACCGAACCGACCCTGAGACGTAGAGGCGAGTGAAGGTGCCCTGTGGCAACACCAGTCTGGCGACCTCTTTGGCGACACCCCTGTCCAGCAGGTCTTGGTATGCCATGTCGGCAACCTTGTACGAAGTCTCCATCGTCGACCACATGGCGTCGGTCAGAGTCGGATCGTCAGACTCGATGCTGTTCTGTCGATTCTTCGTATCCTGCAGTCGAGCAACCTCGGGCACGTAGTACAGAGATCCGTACTCGCCCAGCAGATCTTTCATCTCCTCCGTCGTGCTGTACCGCAGAGATAGCTGTTGAAAGCAAAACGACCTATGCCGCAGCAACTGTGTGGCGATTGCCAGTGGCGTGATCACCTCCACGCACATGTTCGCCTGCTCAAAGATAGAAATATGTCCGTGCTTGATGCAATACTTGAGCAGACCCTCAAAACTAGGGTTGTCCTGGTTCTTCGGACTCGAGACCCTCGCAATGTAAGCGATGATCTCCTCTGCGTCAGGTGTGGTCCATACCAAACGAGCACGAGACGATCCCTCGATCATCCACGGATTGCGGTTATTCATGGGTGTCCCCACAGTTCATCGTTCCACCTGTGTGTGTTGTGATTTGAGTATAGCAGTCGCCAACCGATTGTAAACTCACAGCTCGTCCTCAGTCGACCCGATCACCCAGTCCAACCGCAGCATCACCTGCTCCAAGTCTTGAAGAACATTTTTCAGCACTCGCCGATTGATCGGGGACAGGTTGGTGTTCACTGTCTGACGGCGGATGCTCGGCAGAACAAGCTCGATTCGAGACGTAACTGCGAAAAGTTCTATCGCTGCGTCATTCTTCGATGTGTTTGTTTTCGTGGCGATTTGTGTCATCAGAAGTTCAGGTCGAGGTCATTGGCGTCAATGGTGCTGGGGTCGTATTTTCCTGCCATCTTCTCCATCACCTTGATCGTGGACACGCAATCAGAGTATGCGTCGTGGGCAGGCATGCCGGAGAGATTTGGCAGTTTTTGCCACTTCCATCCCTCTTTCTTCTTGGACCACTCGCCACACCATTCGCTGTATTTGTCCATGCAGCAAGAGATTGAACTTACGGCAGGAAGGTCGAGTTGATACTTTCGGAACATGTGCCACAGCAGCTTTACGTCAAATTCAGAATTGAACGCAACCAGATGCTTGTCCTTCAGTACGAACGCGATCATCTTCGCCACTTGCGGGAAGGTGGGTTGGTTGATCACTTGCTCGTTTGTGATCTTGTGAATGCCAATCACCTCGTCCGACATAGGTTTGTTCGGTTTCAGCAGCATAGAGAACAAGGGTTTGCCCTTGGCGTCGGTGATGGCAATCTGGCATATCTCCGTGTCAGGGTCTTTTTGCAAAAGACCAGTCGTCTCAAGATCGAGGATCACCGTCTTGGGGTCCTTCAGACGATCCTCTGCCCACATCTCCGCCTTCTCTTTCGCGTCTTTCCGGTCATAAACCGTTGGTTCAGGGATCATTGTTGTCCTCGTAGTTGTTGTCGGTGTCAATGTCTTGCGTGTAGTCCAGTGCGATTCTCTCGCGCCACTCCATGATTTTGGTAAACGCGATAACGATGTCAGAGGCAAACCCCCTGGCATGCTCGATCCCATCAGGGCCATCGTAGATCTCCCAGCGGAAGTACTCGCGTTTGTCAGAGGTGAAGTGGTTGGTAATCTCTACTTTCATGTGTGTACTTAGTGGGTCGGATCCCGTAATCTTGATGGCCGAGGAGGTTCCTCTCGGCGGATTTCCCACCAAGACGTGTGTAAGAATAAACCTCGCCAAGGAAGTAAACCCTCTCGTTTTGCTCGGGAACTCCCCCCAGAGACTTAAACTGCCTGCGGAGGAACCAAAGATGGTCCAGAAACAGCGACTCACCGAAGGGGGAAGGTGTGACAATCAAAGAGACCAGGAGCACAGTGTCAAGGTCGCGTCGTTTCGGATGCTTTCTGTATTCTTTGACCCTGCCCGAGACGGAAACCAGCGTGTTCTCAAGATAGCGAAGATCCTCTCTGGTTCTGATGACGGTATTCACATGGGCGACACGAGGGGCAGGCAGTTTGAGTATAGGCGGCGTTGACGGTGTGTAAATCAGAGTGTTGGTGCCGCAGGACATCGATGCATCGATCGATCGAACACATGGCACATTGTTCGAACACAAGGCACATGTGCGCACATTTTCTTCGAGGTCGCAGGGTAAAACCAGTCAGAAGACAACCAACAATAATGTTAGGTAAAACTACGTTCAATCTCAACAAAGGTCAGTACTCCGAAAAGTTGGGACGCATCATCGCCAACCACCGAACCAATTCTCGCCTCATCGGTGAACCCGCCGATTTCATTCTGCGGTCGTGCCGATTGACAGAGCAGTGGGGCAAACTCGGTGCCGACCCCGATACTGTCGTTTACCTCAGAAATGTTGATATCGCCGGAGGTCGTAAAGTCAAGATGCTTTCCCTCGAGCGTTCGGGAACGAAACAGCCAATCGGCAAGTCAAAACTTGTTGACGCGTTATACCCCGTCAAGAAAATTGCGACGACGGCAACGGCAGAGGAGAAACATTACAATGGTGTCAAAGCAGCAATGCGTCGTGCTGTGACATCGCAGTTGACCGGATTTCGCGATCTGCAGGCATTACCTGTTGTCTGCTACCTGACAGGAAAACACATCCGTCGTGGCATGCGCACGGATGTCGACCATGTTGGTACCCCCTTTTCGGAGCTTTGCGACCAATTTCTCTTGCTCAGGGACCTCAAGTACACTGACATCGCACTCGTAGGTCCCCCGACCGGCAAGCATTTCAAGGACGTTGAACTTTGGGTCGCTTGGCAAGACTACCACCGAGAGCACGCTCGCTATGCTCTTGTCTGTGCCTCTGCCAATCGCAGCAAGGGGAATGAAGGGTACACGACGCCGCCTGAACTCTACGGATCGTTCTCTGCGGAAGACCCCGAGACCATGTCGTTGGACTTTTAATCTCCGCTCCCGAAAATCAGAGCAGCGAGACAGTCCGCCAACCGGTCGGTGTGTACACTTCGGGTGCGTTGAACGTCGTATTCCATCGGATCATGCCGATGACTCCGACAGGTCGCTCTGAGGTGAGACCGGCAGGGAGTTGAGCAGCGCCGACGTCCGACGTCTTGACGACGACTCTCGCCGTGTTGACCGACAGAGTTCCGGTCGTTGTGATCGGAGCGTTCGCGGGCAGAGACGTCTGGAGACCATCACCGGCAGCGACAGATGTCACCGTACCGAGACCGCCTGTGGCGATGGATCCGAACGACGTCCAGACGCCACGGGCACCGTCGTAGACGTAGGTGAAGCTGTTGCTCGTATTTGCCAGCGGTGTGGATGCTGGCGAGAACGTGTTCGAGGGAGTTTGCGCCGCTGCTTGGGTGGGGGTGGGGAAGGTGATTGCCATTGGGTGTTAGGTTAGGGGAGGGCGGGGAGGGCTGTGATAGCAAGATTATTAGCCAATCGGGCAGAATCAACGCGGACGCCGTGAGTTGATGCCCCGTTCCATGCCATTAGAGTAGGGAAAGTCGCTTGCCAAGGGTTGGTGGCGTTGGTGTCATTGACTGCAGACCCGTCCGGTGCTGTCCCTGCGGAAGCGTCGAAGATGACGTGGCCATTTCCATACTGCTTCCACCCCAACAAACCAACAACGTTGGCGCCAACCAACCCATTCGTAACCCAGTTAGCGGCAGTTGAGGTTAGTGCGGCAGCAGTCCCCGTGACGTTAATCCCCCAGGTGCCAGATGCCCGAGCGCCAGTCGTTCCAGGGTACAGTGCCTCTTGCTCCTCCTGAGAGATGCGCAGGCGATACCAGGCAGACCAGACGCCGTTGTTGCAGTCTCGCTGCCAAGTTTGGGTGTCGGCGGCAGTATCGGAGGTGAACGAACAAACTGTCTGGGTGGGCCAAGGGGTATTCTGAGAGACCACAGTGCCGCAGTACCAGCCTGTGGGGGTAGGGGCATTCTCTGCGTCAAGAGCCGCGTACCACCCGTTTTCAACGGCGTCATTCCAGTCCGTGATCAGCTGAGCTAAAGCACCTAGCCTCGTCGGCAGCGTGTAGGTTGGGGGGATGGCGGTGGATGACAACAGGCCGTTGGCGTCGGCGACGACCATGCGAGTGCCTGTACCGGCAAGGTTGGAGATAATTACTACACCTCCGGCGCTAATATTTATTCTTTCCTGAAGGGTCTGACCAGCAGTGCCCACAGGTCTAGTAAAAAACCCTAATCCACCTTGTATTTCTGTTGTGGCCGTATTAGCCAAGAGACCTTGGACTTTCGCCATTGGGGCAGCGGCGGGAAGCACGGTAAGACCGAAGTTGACGGCACCTCCATCGCCCGCTGCGTAGCCACCGTTGCTAACCGTGAAATCTCCGCCTACGACTTGAAGTCGCGATTGCGGATCGTTTGTACCAATACCGACGTCAGTTGTCGCCGTGGTGGTCGGATACAGATTGGTTCCCACTTGTGTCCAAACCTGACTCAATCCATCCAACTTAGTCTTATCTGCCGACGACATTGAACCGGCAGTGGTCGTTGTCGCAGCGTTGATACTGATTGCGGGGGTGGCGCCACCAGAGGAGACGATAGGCAGAGTGCCAGTGACGTCGGTTACGGTTCCACCGCCAGGGACTGCTTGTGTGCTCAGGACGCCAGTTGCGTCCGCAACGACCATCCGGGTGCCTGCTCCCGCCAAGTTACCAACAGTGACGGGGCCAGTTTCGGCCACACTGATCCGCGCGACACCCGCCGTGACAAGGTTTACCGTTTTACCTTGCAAGGCCAAAACGTCGTAGGCAGTGTTGGCAGGGTCCACTGCGCTGATAGTGAACCCGCCAGCGCGATTGTCAAACAGCCCTCTGAAGGTGGTCGCCAGGATGTCCAGCTTAGCTGCTGCTGCGGTTAGACCACCAATCGCAACTTCACTTGTGGAGACCGTGGGGTATAGGCTGTTACCAGCCTGCGTCCAAACCTGACTCAATCCGTCCAGTTTGACCTTGTCCGCCGACGACATCGAACCGGCAGTGGTGGTAGTGGCGGCGTTGATACTAATGTCCGGAGCAGCGCCACCGGAGGAAACAATAGGTAGAGTGCCGGTGACGCCAGTTACTGTGCCTGCGGGGATGGCAGCAGAGGAAAGCAGACCGTTAGCATCAGCAACAACCATCCGGGTGCCGGTGCCAGACAGATTGGAAATAGTTATCAATCCGCCAGAACTGATACTCAGTCTCTCGGCCAAAGATTGGCCAGCGGCACCAAGGGGTCTTGTTAAAAAACTTACGCCGCCTTGCAACTCAGTTCCAGGCGCATTAGCCAGAGCACCTTGGATTTTCGCCATGGGGGAGTAGGTTGAAGCGGAGGCGATTCCAAAGTTGATAACCCCTCCCTCTCCGGGAGTGAACCCGCCCGTGCTAACAGTAATTTCTCCCCCGGAAACATGAAGACGCGTTTGCGGCGTAGTTAATCCAATGCCCACTTCAGTCGTTGCAGTGGCGGTCGGATACAAGTCGGTGCCGGCCTGGGTCCAGTCTCCGCCGCCAGCGGGGATGGATTGGGTGCTGAGGACGCCGCTGGCGTCCGCGGTGACCATCCGGGTGCCTGTGCCACTCAGACTGCGAACGGTCACGAGGCCAGCTGTGGACACACCTATCTGTGCAACCCCGTTTGTTACGAGGTTGACTTCACTGCCTTGCAGTGTTAGAATACTTTGGGCACTGTTTCCTGCGTTGACCGAGGTAACTGTAAACCCCCCAGCCCTGTCATCAAACAACCCCCTATAGACCCCTGCCAGGATGTCTAGCTTGGCCGCCGCTGCGGTAAGCCCGCCAAGTGCAACGTTGCTTGTGGTGATTGTGGGGTACAGATTGTTACCCGCCTGCGTCCAAGGTTCAGATGGCAACGCCTGGGCGCTGAGGACGCCCGTTGCACTGGCCGTGACCATTCGGGTACCGGCCCCTGCAAGACTTCCAAGGGTGACTGCGTTTGCAGGTGTTACGGTTATAGGAGTGCTAGCGTTGGCGACGAATCCGTCCGTTGTGTACTGAAGAATGAGGTTATCGCCATCGAGGGCCCACCGATATCCTTTAGTGGTCTCCGTTTGCAACAGGGCAAGGTTCGCAAAAGGACTAAGAAGAACTGCACCGCCGTTAACCTGAAGCAAAAATCCTGCCTTAACCGTCGTCGTCCCAATGCCCACCGCATTGCCAATAACACTCGGACTCAAAATGTTGCCACTTACAGTCCAAGGTTGGGTCGAGCTGATAACCCCGGTAGGAGAGATGGCGATGCCAGCCCCTGCCACAACACCTTGCGCTCTCCCTGGGAGGACGACGCCTTTGGTGCTGTCCCCGGCGATTAATTGGGCTTGCGAGAGAGGCATGTTTCTTGCGGGGCGCTATCTTTGAAGGGGTTTTACCCCCTCGATCTTCGCTCTTAAAAGAACGGAGGCATAAAGGTTATCCAATACGCCCCCATTGTATCATAGATTGTCCAAAAGTAAACTAGACAGGTGCGATAGTAGTTGCCACAAACGAAGCGCCAGTCGGAGGTGCGCCATTGAACGTGATTGCACTACCAGCCACTTCGTACGCATTACCAGCACCTGGCGTCTGAATCACCCCGCCGACGAACACTTGAATGTTGGTCGCAGGCGTCGGAGGGAATGCAACACCACTAACCTTGAGGTCAAAAGACGTTTCGGTGCCGTCAAAGTCGCCGGAGATGTCGTCAAAATAGACGTATTTGGCACCGCCAGGCGCCGCAGCCCACGCAAGGCCCGTCGCGGTCCCGCTGTCAGCCGTGAGGACCAGGCCATTGGCACCCACAGGGAGAATCGCCGGAGCGTTGTTGCCAGTCGCGGAGATCAGGTTGCCCTTGGCAGTGACAATCGACTGCAGAATCGGTGCGGTGCCCGCAGTGATCGCAGTGACGCGTCCTTTACTATCAACAGTGACCGAGGTCGGGTATGCCGAGGTGCTGGCGGGATCGGGAGCCAGATCGACGAGGCTGACGGTGACATTGCCCGTTCCGCCCGAGACAGCGATTTGGTTCGGCGTACCCGCGATCGAGTCAACGACAGTCGCCCATTTGAGGCCAGTGGCCGTGGTGCTGTCAGCGACCAGCGCGTAGCCATTGGTGCCAGCGGCGAGTTCGCCCACGACAGCGTTCGCTGTGCCCACGAGCACGTGGCCTTTGCCAGTGGCGGTTGCCTTGGGCACAGCAGCATCGGCAACGGTCTTGACCGCAGTCAGCTGTGCCTCGGTGGAAACGTCGGTGGTCGATGCACCGCCAAGGTTACCGCTGAGGCGAACCACACCGTAGATGGCCGTCGTTGCTTGCTGCACCTCAGGACCGATGGGCAGATAGATCCACTGAGTTCCGTCGGACAGGAACCAGTCACCAGGCTTGACGTTGGTGTAGGCAGTGCCGCCTGGGGGTGTGTAGCTGGCAGCGCCAGTCGTGACGATAACGAAGATGCTCTTGTTGGCATTGCTTGCCGCAGGAAGAGCAGCACCGTTGGCAAGGCCACCAGCGATACCTTCAGCGGTGACGTCGGCGGTCAGACCCGTCGCAGCATTCAGTGTGCCGCCCAGAGTCAGACCGGAGCCGAGTCCGGAGATTTGCTGCTGCAGGACGAAGATCTGGTTGGCAGTGGCGCCCAGAGTGGTGCTTTGGCTGTCCGAACCGTCGTAGAGTTGGACGACACCAGCTTGCGTCGTCGAGGCACTCTTGACACTGATGGTGCCACCGGCGGTAACGTCGATGTTAGTGCCGACCTGAACAACGCCAAGGTCCGTAGCGGATGCAGGGTTGACGCTGATGGAAACGGTGCCGGTGGGTGCGCTGACCTCGACGGGGCCGACAGCAGTGATGCTGTTGACGAGAGTGGCCCACTTGACGCCATAGTTGGTGACGGTGGAGTCAGCGACGAGTGCTTGGCCGTTGGTGCCAACATTCAGAATGACTTGGTCGCTGGTCTGACCAGGAGAGCCAACGACGAGCTGGCCGACAGCGGTCCACGCGATGCCGTCGGGGTCGGACCAGAACAGTGGGCCGCCAGCGCCGCCGGATCGCAGTTGCTGACCGTTGGTGCCAGCGGTGGCGGGCCAGGTGTAGTCGTTGTACGGTTTGGCGCCAGTGACGCCGTCCCAGAGTTGAACCTTGGTCTCCTCCAGCACGCGACCGGCATTGGCCGTCAGGGCCTGAGTCAGCGAGGTGCTGGCAAGAGTATCGTTGAGTTGGACGGCACCGGCTGCGGTCGTCGTAGCACCCGTGATGCCGATGATGGGGTTGGTTGCTGTGCCGGTGTTGCTGATGGGAGCAGTCACCGTGACGGAAACCACGCCACCAGGAGTGATGTTCGTCCACTTGATGCCACCGGGGGAGGCGCTGTCGGCTTCGAGGAACTGGCCGTCGACACCGGGGTTGACGTAGACGTAAGTACCAGCGCCGGTACCAGCAATCAGCTGACCGAGCGAGGTGAAGTTGAGACTGAAGGGATCGGACCACGCCAGCGTGTTGGCAGGACCGAGCGTCAGCTGCTGGTTCTGTGTGCCTGCAACTGCGGGCCAGACGTAAGCGTTGAACGCACCGGCGGAGTTGAGACGGACGAAGTCGGTAAGACTAGTCTGGTTGATCGAGATCTCACCAGTCGCCGAGATGGTGATGCCTGTGCCTGCGGTGACGCCAACGCCACCGGGAACGAGTGTCCCTAGGGTGGAGTTGCCCTGCAGGAGTTGTGCGCGGTTAAGAGCCATTCTGACTGAGAAGGTAAAGGTCTGGAGTTGCTAGTTTCACCCTCTAGTCGAGGCTTGTTTCGTTGAAGGGTTTTACCCTCGTCTACGGCAAGACACTCACAATGCTAAATGCCGCAAATGTCAGTCCCGTCGGTGGCGGATTGGAGAATGCCACTCTGCACCGACCAGCATTCACATTGAATGTGTACGCATCCGGCAGTTGGAACACACCGCCGAGAAACACTTGAATATTCGTCGCTTCCACCACTTTGTCGTTGCCTTGATAGGTAAGGAAGAACGTCGTCCTGACCCCGTCAAACTGTCCCGAGATGTCGTCCCAGTTGAGAAATGTCCAGTCGCCACCGACGCCACCCGAAGACGAGATGACAACGTCTCCGATACCGGCAGGCGGGTCCAGAGTGATGTTGGTTCCGGCAATGATTCGGTTTACTGCACCGCCACCACTCCGAACAATCCGCCATGTCGCTGTCACTGCCTCCCAGCGATACTGCGTCTGCCCCGGAAGTGGGGCGGTAGGGTACAGCTGACCGTTGGTTGGTGAAGGTGGGAAGGAGAGTAAGGACATATTTGCGGAAACTCTGCCGACAGCTTCTGTTAACGGGTTTTACCCTGGGTTGAGGCTAAGAGGTTAAGTACAGTGTAGTATTGGTAGTGGGTGAAGGGTTGATTAGTTGATTTATAGAGTCTATGTTTGTATCAATACGACCGCCTGAAGACCTACGGCGAAACCGGCATTTGAACACAACGGGTCCGGTTTCTCCAGGAGCAAAAGCATAAGGACCATCGGACACAACAGTGTTAATGAGGCCAATGGGGGGAGGAAGCACTGCAACCGCGTTTTCTGCGGTTACGGTCCCGATCAGAGTTACGCCGTCTGCTTTGTAAGCTCTTAAAGTTTTTTCAAATTTGTACGAAGGGTTGGTTATACTAGAGCCAGTGTATCCGGTGTTGTACGCCTTGAAGTTTTGATTAGGCGCGGCGTTGTTATTCAGTCTAACTTTGTACTGATATAAAAAACCAGTGCCCGAGTAGTCAAAACCAGTGCCAATGAATAGGTGGTCAAACCTGTTCTGGTCAACATCAAAGGTGAAGGAGCTATTGACCAAATCACCAGCACCTAAACCAAAGAACAGAAACTCAGAGAAAGTTTTGTCACCGATACTGCACTCAAATCCGGGAGAGGTTAACTCTGCGAAACTGACTGTGACAGGACCTGGAGGGACGTAAATGAGCTGGGTTACAGAGTCGGTGGTCACATCAATGCGACCGCCACTGGCAGGACGGGTAAAGGTGGCTTTAAAAACAATGGGCCCCGTCTCGGCGGCAGCAAAGTTGTAAGGGCCGTCGGATGTAACGGCTTTAAATATATCAGGGCCAACTGGAACAAGGGCCGTGTCTGCTGTTACAGCGGCATTCGCTGGCGCCGGGTTGGAGCCTAGGGTGCCCCCAGTAATTTGAGTTGTTCCGTTGGCCTTGTAGGCTCTCAGGACTTTTTTATATTTTCCAGTGTTGTTGGTGGAATAATCATTAAAACTTGTGTTGTACCTGTAAAATGCTTGACCGATTGGGGCGCTAGGAAGCAAGCTAACTTTATATTGATAGTTGAAGCCAGTACCTGTGTAGGCGAGGGACGCCCCACTAAAAATATGGTCCCCCTTTTCGGGGTCAATCGAAATGGTAAAGAAACTATTGACTAAATCTCCGGCACCTAAACGAGAGAATAAAAACTCAGAGAAGACTTTGTCTCCGAGAGTAATCTCAAACCCAGGAGAGGTTAACTCTGCGAAACTGACTGTGATCGAAGATGAGTATCCCTGTCGCGCCACTGGCGGAGACCACACAAGTGCAGATCCACAATACACAGCCTTTGCTGGGTAGGTGTTGTGAAAAACTTCAGTAACGGTGGAGTCTCCAAGTTTCAGGTTTAACATGATAGTGTCTGGTGTCAGTTTGTGTTAACAGTCCACCCTCTTGCCTCCAGGGCTGCCTTAGCGGCTAATCCTGCTGGGCCGGGGGGCGAGGAGGTGCCCCCGTCGATTGACAGTATACCGTTAGGTTGACCCGCAGTGTTAATGGAGACAAGAATGTTATCCACGCTGGTTTGATTGAGAGCGCAGAACTGCCAAGCCTCTTCAAAAGCAGTTGCCATGCAAGTGTCAAATATGTTGGCAGGGAAAGAGACCAGATTTGTACAACCGTACCAAGCGCCGTTGAAGTAAAGTCCAGAACTAAAGTCGAGACTAGGGAAAGAAGTTAGTCCGATGCACCCCGACCAGGCATAAAAGAACCCCTCCCCTGAACTTGTGTTGAGAATAGGGAAAGATCCAAGGGAGTTGCAGTTACCCCATGCACTGCCGAAATTGGTTCCTTTACTTGTGTCAAGAAGGGGGAAAGATGTCAAGCTAGTGCAGTTACCCCAGGCGCCCACAAAATTAACCCCTGAACTTACATCAAGCAAGGGGAACGAGGTTAGTGAAGTGCAACCATACCACGTTTGAAAAAATTCAAGTCCTGAACTCATATTAAGTTGCGGGAAAGAGGTTAAGGAGTCACATTTTTGCCAAGTGAAGGAGAAGTTTGTGCCTTTGCTCACATCGAGAAGAGGGAAAAAGGCCAAGTCACTGTAATCCCCGGCACGTTCTAACAAGTCCATGTCCCAGGCACTCTCGAAGTTTGTCCCGTTGCTGGTGTCGATCAGAGGGAAAGAAGTTAAACTATAACAGTTCCTCCAAGCAAAACTGAAATCAGTTCCTTTGCTGGTGTCAATCAAAGGGAAAGAGGTTAGACCCCAGCAATAACTCCATGCCCTAGTGAAAATTATTCCAGAACTTGTGTCGAGTTGGGGGAAGAAGGTTAACTCAGTGCAACCGTCCCAAGCGTAGGTGAAATCAGTCACGCAATACGGGTTTACGTCCGTCCTGCACCCATAAGGGGGCAAGTCACACTGAAGTATAACGTACAAAGTGTCAAAACTCTTTGAGGAAAGAGCATCATAAGCGGTTTGAGACAACGAAACCATGTTGTAGATGCTATCGGACCCTGGCACAAGGTCCACATCACTCACCACGGTCTTGTCAATTCTTTGTTTGTCCGCAGCAGACATTGACCCTGGGTCTGTCTGTGTTGCTTCCGTTATAGTGATGTTCGGCGAAGACGGGTTTCCCGTGAGAACAATGGGTTCAGTCGCTGTAACTTCGGAGACAGAAGTGTCCGTAACGTCCAACCACAACCACTCCGCTCCATCAGAGAGAAACCAGTCACCCTTCGAAGTGTCGTAAGGACCACCCCCACCCGGTGGATCGTAGGTTCCCCCCACAGTGATGATAACGAAATAGTCCTTATTGGCGGGTGCGGCTATTGGAAGGTCCTGATTGACGATGAACCCCGCTGTGTCACCGTCCGGAGTTGTCACGGTCACACGAGAAGTGCTTGCGTCAAACAACCCCGCCAGTGTCAAATTGCTTGCATTTGCCAGAGCGTTAATCTGCTGCTGCAGAAACCATATCATATTAGCGGTGGCTGCCTGTGCAGTATTGCTCTCTCCCGTGTTCGTATCGTTCAGCTGGACAACACCACGTGCCGATGTCGTCGCCGATCGCACCGTGATGTTCGGTGTCGTGTCACCAAACGTCACCTCAAGTGGCAGATCGGCAGTGACCTCGGTGACTGTGCCAGGGAGTCCGTCGACCGCATTGATGTACCCAGCGGCGTTGAGATAGAGTGTTCTCTGCGTTGCGTTGGCCAGGCCCGGTAGTTGCACACCGACTGAGTCCCACTGCATCTTTTTGACAGCGCCCGCTGAGACTGCGATCGATGTTGCGTCTGGGTTGTACAGTCCGTACGTCTGCCCACCGACTGCGAGAGAGACATTGCCGACATCGCCAGTCTGCACCGTGCGGATGCGACCGTCAGCAGCGAGGTTGATGGCAGGGTTGACGTCGGTGCCGCCGACCTGAACGGCGTTCGCCCGATTGGTCGGCGCCAGGTTGCTGCCAGTCAGCAGCCAGTCGCTGTTGTTGATGACGCTGATGGCGCCGCTAGGGGTGACCGAGATGGTCGTGCCGTCGGGGATGACTCCGCCGAGAGTGGCCGTGGTTGCTGCTGGGAGCGTGTAGTTGCTCAGACCGTCCAGTTTGGTCTTGTCTGCCGCTGACAGCGAGCCAGGAGACAGGGTGGTCGCCGGATTGATCGAGACGACCGGAAATGCTGTGGTGCCACCGACGACGATGGGCAACGTGCCGGTCACCTGTGTGACGGTGCCGCCCCCGCCACCGCCCGTGGCGCTGACGGTGACGACACCGACCCCTTCAGGGGGACTCAGAGAGATATTTGGCCCTGCAATCAGTCGCTCAACACCGCCACCTGCACGAATGATGCGCCATGTGCTTGTGGCCGCCTCCCACTCGTACTGCGTCTGGTTCGGCAGAGGGACGACAGGGTAGATCTGTCCGTTGAAGGGATAGTCGGGGAAATTGAGTAGCGACATACCCGTGGCGGACTAGGGTGGTTCTGTTGAGTGGTTTTACCCCTGACTGTTAGGGGAAGACGATGGCGTTCACTTCGGCGATGGTTGCCGCTGCGGCAATGTCCACTTGCTTCTGCAATGTGGCAGCGGACTCGGCATTCAAATCGTTAATGATGTTCTGGAAACGAACGTCGCGACTGATGGCTGCGAGGGCGGCCTGAGCGGCGATTTGCTCGGCAGTGTAGCCGTCGAGGAGAGTCTGTTGAGTGGCGACGGACTCGGTCTGCACCGTGTGGTCAGCATACAGTTTCGCAGTGGCGAGGTTGAAGGTGACGGTGTTCGGGGAGGGCAGGTTGTCGACTAGATCGAATGCCATAGGCCAGTACTGACAACCGGGGAAGTCAGCGAGGTCCACGACTGCCCACTGGTCAGCGGCGAGACCGGACTGCTCGGCAAACTCCTCTGTGGTCAAACCCTCTGGAACTTCCCAAATTTGGGGTGTGACGTTATCGTTGAGTCCAAGAATGTGTGTCATAGTTCGTTATTAGAATGGGCTACCAGCAGTGAGCAAGACACCGTCTCCACCTGTCAAGGGCTCGATGTTGAACGGTAGAGTACCTCCCGGACCTGTAAAGACAAGAGCGCCACCTCCTGTGCCCCCGTTGGAACCGCCACCGCCTCCTGCAATTATCCCACCTGTGGAGATCGTTCCTAGGCTTGCGCCCGCTGCCCCCCCTGTAAGGGTGGTTGTTCCTGACCCAGTGTACCCAAAAGTGCTTTGAATAAGCACAACACCGCCACCGCCCCCTCCTCCGCCGTTCCACGTAGCGGTGCCGGGAGAAAGGTCTGAGTATGCGTTGGACCCTGCACCCCCGGTGACTGAGATGGCACCGTTGTGAGTAATCTGCTTATCTGCATGCAGAATGATTGTTCCTCCAGACCCTCCGCCAGACCCGGTGAGGAGCCACCCAGGGCCACTGGTAGCGGACTGGGAATTACGGAAAGAATTCCTGCCATTCGCAGTCAAAAGCGACCCAGCAAAAGTTGTGATTGTGCCGTAGGATCGGATAGCAATACCGCCACCCCCTGGCCCACCGGGGTTGGGCGCCGCTGAAGCCCCAACGTTGACCTGAACAGTTCCGGACCCTCCGGCAGAACCCACGATAGACACGGAAGGTGTGTATGGGTTAGTGTCCAGATTATACCCACCTCCACCGATACCCAACCCGGTTACCCCTATATCCCTTTGATTACTAGTGAGTGTTGCAGCACTTTCGAAGTATCCCCCACCGGAGGGACCTGAGTAGTTCAGGTCAATAGTGCCGCGAATCACCACGTTACCGGTGCAGATAAACACCAGCGCCTGCGTCGTGGAAGTGACCGTTACACCGGCATTGATTGTCAGGTCGTTGACGTAGTAGGTGCCTTGGGTGAGTGTCGTGTTCGTGGAGATGGTAAGGTCAGCGGGCAGCGTTGAGGGTACTGGGACGTAGTCTAGCTGATTCCACTGCGTAACCGCGTTGGTGTAAACCTCCAGGTATCCAAACTCTGTGTTCCACCGGGTTTGACCAGGGACCGGAGCACCTGGCCTCTCCGCCGTGGTCCCCGACGGCAGGGTGGACGCACCGTTGGCGCCGGTCTTGGCCGTGACTTGATCAGCGGCCATCTTGTAGTTAGTGCCTCCGCGGTCAACCACAAAAAGGTCAGTATTCTGAAGTGCCATATCGAGTTAGGGGAGGGCGGGAAGAGGTGTGATTGCGAGTGCGATTGTCCTGTTGGTGTTAGCACCGGAGATCGCGATCGCGGAGCCTGCGGTAACGGCCAGGACGCCAGTGTTGGAGATGGTCGGGTTCTGTCCCGCAGTAACTCCGATGCCACCACCTGCCGTCACTGTTAGGATGCCGGTGTTGGACAGAGTGACGTTGCCGGTGCTTCCGCCGCCGGAGATGCCATTGATGCCGAACACGCCAGAGATGCCGCTGGTGGCGCTGCTGTAACTGGTGCCAACTTGCACCCAGACGGGTTGGCCGCCATTGGAGTAACGCAGAAAGAGACTGGCGAGGTTGTTGTCCCAGTAGAGGGACCCGTCGACAGCTTGCAGTCGGCCACCGCCGGGGGAGGGGGGGAGTCCGAGGCTCGGCAATGCCACCTTGACGAAGGTGCCGTCAACGGTGAGACCAAGACCCAGGGAGCTCACCCAGTCTACTCGTGCAACACCTGTTGCATCGATAGAGATGCTTTCGCTGCCTTTGACAGCTTGGACCTGGCCAGCCAGGACTGCTCCCTGGGTGGTGTCCCCGGATAAATACTGAGCCCTAGTTAGCATGGACGACCCCCGTGTTCTTGACTGGTTTTACCCTCACCCGCCACTAGAGATGGCGATGAACGAGGCATCGGACGACGGTGCTTCGAAGAACGAGATGGTCGATCCGACAACTTCATAGGAGTCGCCGTACACCTGGGAAACACCGCCGACCGAGACGAAGATGTTGGTCGGAGGGTTGGGGGAGAAAGGAGTCATCGTCCCTGCCATCACCAGAGTGAAGTCACCGAGGACTCCGTTGAACGGTTCCAGCAGTTCGAGCGACTGGAAGAAGCTGCGACCGGAAAGGTCCCAGGTGACGCCGTCGACACCTATTCGACTCAGCTGTGTCCCAGCAGGGCCATTCGCAGCAGACCAGACGTATCCGTTGTACGCAAGCTGGTTATTGGTGCGGACGAACGATGGCACCACGTCCCACTTTGTTCCGTCCCAGCGCCATTGGCTTACGCCAGGGGTGCCGGGGTCCGCGGGAAACCGCTGGTTTAGGGTGGGAGAAGCAGGGAATGTTAGAGCCATCTTCGTCTTCGTCTAGATGAAAGGGTTTTACCCTTTTGCCTCGTTTTGTTTTTCAATTGAGTCGATGATGCGGTCGATGTCGTAGAGGTTGTCAAGGTCTGACTCTTCATAAGGAAATTCCACGTCGGACCCCGGTCCGTCAAATTGGTAGTCAAAGAGGTAGGAACCGGGCAGTTTCTCCGACTCCTTCGGTTTGGCAGTAATGTTGTCGTGCATCCTGTGTCCGAAGATGACAGGAGAAGTCGCTTGCCAAAGCACCGTCGATGGTAACCCCAGAGCGCATGCCCCGTGCTGCATCGAACTGTCAATCAGCAATCGCTTGGAGGTCACTTCCAGCATGCCCATAAGCTCCGTGTTGCTTAGAGCCTCGTTGCGGCAATAAACGTCATCTAGTTTGTACCCGCCTTTGCGCGTCACCTGAATCGGAAAGTACCGATCTCTGAAGTGGTTAACAACTTTCTGCGCCACGTTTTGAGGCATGTCTCGCGCCCAGGAATACGGCTTTTCGTTGGTGTAGAGACCTCCGCCAGTCTGAATCAGCAGAATGGGCTTGTCTGCTTTGTAAAAATCTCGAATCGCTTTCTTGTGTTGCGGGTTGATCTTGATGAATGGCTGCTCTCCGTCATAGGTTAGACCGTAGAGTTTGCACCACGTTTCCACAAGCGGCAGTTCCTTGCGAATGTGGGTTCCGGCAAGGTACGGTTCGTGAATGTAAAACTCCGTGTCCTTGCCACGCACGAAATCGTCGTAGAAGTAAGCTGTCGACCCAAGCTGGTAGGCTCGATCAACAAATGGCAGATTTCCCCACAATTCCGGCCAGGCGACGACCGCAATCAACTGTCGGTCAGGGTGTGCCTTCTTAATGACTTGGGCGACGGCTGTAGCCAGAGTATTTTTCCCCAGCCCCCCTTGCACTTGAAATACTACGTACTTGTTGTCTGACATTGGTTTGAGTGCACTGAGTGTATTGTAGCGGTGGTGTGACAGTGTAAACTCACGCGACAGTCACAATGATCATCGATGTACTGTTAGGGGGAGCAGTGGCAAAGGTTAGGGTACTTCCCGTGAAATTGTAATGAAGACCAGGCACCTGGGGAACCCCTCCAACAAACACAAGAAGATTGTTCGCGGACGGTGAATATGGAACTCCACTAGAAGACATTCCAAACACAGTCGCAGTGCCATTGGGCGCGGGAGTCGTAGCGAGGAAGAGGAAGGAGGGGTTGCCCGCAGCACCAGGTGCGCTGAGGATACCGTCTCCGTCGACGAACACCGTCGCGTTGTCCGGCCTCACGACGCCGACGGCAGTGGTCGTCGCTGCGGTGATGCCGAGCGTCGGCGTGGTAACAGCGCCGGTCTTTGTCAAAGGTGCTGTGACCGAGACACTTTGCACTGCGGTACCAGTGGCAGCTGCTATGAGTTGACCCTGTGCGTTAACCGTAATGTTCGCGTTGGCATAAACACCAGGAGTTACGCCGCTGTTCGCCAACGAGATCGTGCCGGTGGACGTGATGGGTCCGCCAGTCAGACCGGTGCCGGTGGCCACAGAGGTCACAGGTGTGTCACCGCTTGCCGCTGCTGTCAGACGACCTTGGGGGTCGACGGTGAACGACCCGTATGTGTAGTCACCAGCAGCGACTGCCGTATTCGCGAGAGAGACGGTGCCGACACTAATGATAGGACCGCCAGTCAGACCAGTGCCGGTGTTGACTCGGGTGACGGTGCCCGTGCCGGTGCTAGCGCCATCGCATATCTGCGTGATGCGACCTTGCTGATCGACTGTTACGTCTGCATTGAGATAAGTGCCAGGGATGACTGTTGTGTCAGACAGGTAGACTGTGCCAACAGTTGTGATCGGACCACCCATGAGTCCGACGCCAGTGTCGATTTGAGTGACGGTGCCGTTGACTCCACACTGCGACCGCCATCCGACCTGACCGGTGACCTTATCGAGCAGGGTGAGGACCGACCCATTCTGGCCAGGGGCGATGCCCGGCGAGGTAGGGATTGGCCAGATGTACGAGTTGTAGGAATATGGGTTGTTGGTGCGGACCACTTGGTCAGCACTAATGACGCCATCCGTTCCGATGCTAATGTTGGTGCCTGCCCGGACGCCACCGAGGGTCGTGGCAGTCGGAGGGAGGAGACGGATCGTGCCGCTGGTCGTGATTAGATTGCCCGAGACCGGAGCGCCGAGTCCAGGACCCGCCTGAATGCTGGTGACGGTGCCGAGGTTGACGGACGACAACTCGCCCTGGGCAGTGATGTTGAGTCCGTTGCCGATGGAAACGGTGCCACGGGTGACTCGTGTGGCAGGGGCGACTGAGACGCCAGGGAATGTTTGGGTGGGCGAGAAGACGATGTCTCCTGCCATCGTACCACCTGCAAGAGGCAGTTTGGTGTTGGTGACAGCAAGAGCAGCGATGACTGAGTCTGCAACCGTCTTGACTGCCTTACTCGTCGCTGCTTGTGTCGAAGAACTGCTGTCGGTGGCGTCCGAGAGAGTTGTGAGACCGAACGCACCGCCAGTCGTGGCGATCTTGTCGCGCAGGGTCAGAGGGGTGACAGCGAGACTGCCATTGTTGCCATCGACAACCTGCTGTGATGTGGCAAGTTGGATGACACCTCGACCACCAAGAGAGGCAGAGGGGACGTCGATCTGACCAGCATTGATCGTGAGCGACGGTCCGACACGGACGATACCCGCGATTGCGTTCGTGGCGACGTTGGCATTGAGGGTGACTGTTCCGCTGAGACCGCCACCGTTGAGTCCGGTGCCCGCGACGACCCCAGTGATGGTGCCGGTTCCGGGAGAGGCGACGGAGATGGTGCCATCGGGGGATATTTGGACATTCGCCCCCGCTTTAACTCCTCCGATTTGGCCAGCGAGAGGTGGCAGCAGACCGACAGTGCCTGTCGTTGCGATGGTGCCGCCAGACAAACCAGTGCCAAATGTGATCGAGGTGACAGTGCCGCCAGCGGTGGAGGCGACGTTGAGGTATCCTTCCTGGTCTACTGACAGTCCCGCACCCAACAGCAGGGTTCCTTGGGGCCAAGTTACGTTGAAAGCAGGCATTTACTGAGACGGCGACCTTCTTAAAGTGGTTTTACCCTCGTTCTTGTGGGGAGGACCCTTTGTCAGATCGTTACGTCACCCCAGACTCGCGCACCTGTAACGATTGTGACATTGACAATCCTGCCGTTCTTTTCGATAGCTGACCCTCCAGCGCCGCCACGCGCAAGTACCGCGCCAGCTACAAAGTTAGAGTTTTGGCAGTTCCCCCCTGAAGCACCCCAACCACCTCCGCCAGCGGCACCCTGTTTTGTGCCTGTACCTGCGTATCCCGTGTTAGGCCCCGCGTTGTTCTGCTGTCCGCCGACACCGCCTGCATAAGCTGAACCTAGAATCACAAATTGACCACCCCACGCGCCCGCACCTGCTGAGGAGTACAGAGATCCTACGGGGTTGATTAAGTTGTCGCCAGGCAGTATCGTACCCCCCATACCGCCGGAGTACTTGCGGTTATCCGGTGTGTCTCCTTGAGGGGGACCGAAAGAAGGGGTGGGGGTAGGGATTGTTGTTACCGGGTTGGGACCTCCCCCGATGCCAAAACCTGCTCCGCCTCCTCCTCCGCCTGACGCGATGGAGACTAGACTAGTCTGCCCACTGGCAGCTCCACCTCCGCCACCTCCGCAAATGTACCCCGGTGTGCCATTGGTGACAGAGATATTTACACTGCACGGAACGTAGACGTTGGTTTCAAACCTCAACGCTGGCCCACCCCTGGCCCCGTTCCTGAAAAGAGGGTCGTTGCTCTGAGACCCGCCAGTACCCCCCTTGCCTAGGAGTGCTCCAGCCACGTCCATCACGAAAGAGTCTTTCCAGTAGGTGTTGTTGTAGGCTTGGCCTCCTGCAATTGTGAGTGCGGCGGTGGTAGTGAACCTTGAGAATATGTAGGTAGAGCGGGGCACTGTAACAACGAAGGCAGTCCGGCCACGAATAATGGCCGCGCTGTTCATATCGAACGTATAGTTGGTTGTCTGGGTTTGACTTAACAGGTTCACGGATTTTGTAAATATCCAACTTGAACCTAACCACTGAGAAGCAGAGACTGAGGCGGAGTTTTGAGCAGGGAACTCCTCAAATAGCGCTAGAGAGATGGACTCAGGGGAACCCCAGTTGAAGTTGACGCGAGACATCCCTATTTCGTTGGCGACGTCTAGAGCGGAGATTGGGCCGGTTGAGGGAAGTGCCATAGCTAGGGTCAGGGCAGGGTGGCGAAAGCAGTGATGTTTCCACGAACTTGAAGGTCGCCTGTGTTGGTGAGACGCATCAGAACGGAAGCGTTACCAACGAGTCTGAAGTCGAGGTTTGTACCGTTTTCGCGAATCCACCAGTTGCCGAACACACCGTCAAGTTTCCAGGCGACACCTGCAGCACCTGCGGACCCGAGAACGTAACCTGCTCCGCCATTGGAGAGGTTGCAGTCAATGATGCCAGCGCCAAACTGGACGGACTTGTCTGTGTTACCCCGAATCCAGTAGTTGGTACCGTATCCGATGGCCATCTGACCGCTGGCAGTGGGGGAAGGTGCTTGGACGTTCGGTCCGATGAGAACGTTGTTGCTTCCGGTAGTCAGGGTGCTGCCAGCGTTAAGACCGACTGCCACGTTACATCCGCCAGTGGTGGTAGCAAGTGCCGTTGCGCCGATGGCCACGTTACCAGCAGCTCCTGTGCTTCCGCCGCACATCGAATTGTAACCCAGGGCAACGTTGAAGTTGCCGGGGGCGCCGACGGAGAGGGCGGCGTTGCCGATCGCGACGTTACCGTTGGAGACTCCACCAGACTTCAGAGCCCCGTCCCCCAGTGCGGTGTTGTTGGAACCAGTCGTGACTTGGAATCCTGCACACTGGCCGATGAGGGTGTTGAAATTAGCGACGGTAAGGCATTGGCCGGCGAATCCCCCAAGGGCAGTGTTGACTCCATTGATCGCTGAGGCTAGGGCACAGTTGCCAACGGCCACGCTGTTGTTGAGACTTCCGCCAAGAACCGTCCCACTGAGGGCGCTGGCTCCGACCGCGACGACCCCGTTGGAAGTGGCAACACATTGCCCGGCAAGGGCGCCAACGGCGGTGTTTCTCTCTCCGTTGCTGGAGCGAAGAGTGCAGGTGCCGACCGAAGTGTTGTTCGAGACCAGAGCGCCGACGTTCTGAGCGCAGTAACCTACAGCGGTGTTGTTAAGGGAACCCGAACCACTGGAGAGGTTCTGAAGGGCGGCGAAACCAATACCCGTGTTGGATACTGAAGTAGAGTTGTTGTTCCCGGCGCACTGGCCGAGATAGGTCGGACCGCCAACGCATGTCTTGGCGAAGACCGTTCCGGCAACGACCGGAGTAGCGGCGGAGGTGGCTACCGACCCCCAAGCTGTGCCGGTGCCTGTGCTCGTGAGTGCCTGACCTGATGTGCCGAGGTTACCAGCGGTGTCCCTCAGACCTTTGACGATCTGAACATTGAAACCGGAGTCGCCCTTGATCCAGGTGCCAGAGGTGACCCAATCGTTGGACCCGATGACCAGTTGGAGGGATCCAGCAGCATCGTCGACTTGAGTGCAAGCACCAATGACAACGTTGCCACAACCGGTCGTGACGTTGCGTCCGGAGGCATGACCTAAGAAGGTGTTATGGCGACCAGTCGTAAGAGTGAGACCAGATTGGCAACCGACAGCAACGTTGCGACATGCCTGACCTGCACCGTTCAGAACAGGCAGAGCACAGAAACCAACGGCAACGTTGCCGGGGTCGTTAGCGGTCATGGCAGACAGTGAGAAACCGCCGATGGCCGTGTTCCCGGAAGAAGATGTGCTAACCTGAAGAGCAGATATTCCGATGGCAACGTTGTCCGACCCCCCGACCAAGAGGTTGCCGGCACAGTACCCGTTGACAGTGTTTCGCGTGCCGGTCCGCAAGGAACTCAGAGCATTCTGGCCGATAGCCGTGTTGAGGGTGCCGGTCGTTACAGAGGCCAGGGCGCAGTTGCCAAACGCGGTGGTGCCGTTTGCCGCGTCACTCGTGCAACCAAAGACGATGCCTGCGACTGTCGGTGTGGCCGATGGGACCGACTGAGCACCGGCAGAGATGACGCCGGTCGGACTAACTGTGATGGTCGTGCCATCGACGCACACACCACCGAGGACGGTGGTCGTGGCGAAAGGAAGAACGTAGGCACCAACCCCGTTGACCCAGGTGAGACCACCCGACCCATTGCGAGAAAGGTACTGGCCAGTCGCACCAGTGTTGCCGCCGGAGTCGAGAATGGTGTTGGCGAACTGGACCGCGCCAGTCGAGTTTCCACGGATCCAGGTAACGTTGTTGGAACCGATCGCGAGTTGCTGGTTGCCCGCAGGGAGAGTGACGTTTGTTTGGGGTCCAATGATGACGTTGCACGACCCGGAAGTTAGACCGTATCCGGCACAGAAACCGACGGCGACGTTGGTTGAACCTGTCGCAGACCCCGAAACATCGCCAATAGCCAGGTAACCTAGGGTAGTGTTGTTACTTCCAACTCCCAGCCCTAGTCCGGAACAAGAACCCACAGTTGTGTTTCCGGACGAGTTTGAAGCGATCCCTGACCCGGAAGTGAACCCTAGGAAGGTGTTGTTGCATCCGCCCACGACAGATTCACCTGCGGACTCGCCTAGGGCAGTGTTGGAGGAACCAGTGGATCTACGCAGGGCGCACATTCCGACTGCGGTGTTGCGGGTTCCTGTCACCACGCTGCAGAGACTGTTGTAACCCACCGCAGTGTTGTTCGCGCCAGCGGCGAGACTTCCTAAGGCGTTGAATCCGACAGATGTCGCGAAGGAAGGAGCGTTGAGGGAGCACCCGTACACCAAACCGAAGTTGGTCGGAGTGGCAGGCGTAGCGACGGGAACGCTACCCCAAATGACCCCGTCTCCTGAGGATGCCAGCACTTGACCAGCGGTGCCAATAAGTCCGTTGCAGTCGATCAGACCAGCGCCGAGGGCCACGTTGCGGTTTTCATCTCCGCGAAGCCAGTAGTTGGGACCGCCTAAATCGCTGTTTCCGATGACCAGTTCGTTGCTAACTGTAGGAGAACTGGTCTCCACACCGTATCCGATCAGAACATTACCACATCCGGCAGTGTTGTTCTGCCCTGCGTTTAAACCTAGAAAGATATTTCCGATCCCCTCGGTGAACGAGAGTGCAGCCTCGGAACCAATCGCAATGTTTCCTCCTGAAACGCCTACGTTATTGCCCGACAGAGCATTGTAACCGATAGCGACGGACCGCTGCTCATCTGTCTTGCTCCCCATTGCGAGGACGCCAATGGCAACGTTGTGGTCGCCCACCATCGGGGTGGCACCGCCACCTGAGTCAGCCCCCAGGAAGGTGTTCTCAAAGGGGCTGCCATTAGGGTCTGTATGAGCGAAAACGATGCCAGGCACGACTGTGCTGGCAAAAGGCGCTCCTGCGGGCTGCCAGTTTGCTCCGTCCCAAATAAGGGTATTTTTGGCATCGGGATTGTACCAAAGCTCGCCCAGTGCGTTGCCCGGTGACCCAGTTCCGGCAGTGTTAGGCGCATTGTCTCCAACGAAAGCAGCGCCGACTTTCTGCAGTGTGCCCGCAGCGTTCTTGAAGTACACACCGCTGTCGGCAGTGCTGTAGTTCAGTGCGAGTTCGCCGAATGACAAATCGGTGGAAAAAGGTCGTTTCCCGTTGACGGACGACTTCTTGAGAGTGATTGTGATGGCCATGTTCGCCTATAGAGACAGGAGGGACGTCGGGGGGACCATTAAGAAATGGTGGCGGAAGAGGTTTGCACCCACTGCGTATTATACAGCACATAGAGCAAACCCGTGGCGGTATTAAACCACATGGTGCCGTTCACATAGTTCGCAGCATTGGGTGTGGTGTCTTGGGTTAGTGCCTGCGCATACTGGGGCATGGCAAACACGAAATTGCTACCATCAAACACTCGCAGTTTGGGTACAGTTTCCGAAGTGTCTAACCACAACTCACCCTTGGTGTTTCCAAGGTCTCCAGGAGCACTCGCTCCGGTGTTGGGGGCAGTGGTGCCAACAGAGCACGGTCCCACCTTGAAAAGTGTCGTACCAGTGTCATCTGCGAAGAATAACCCTGGTTGTCCGGCATTGGTGTTGATCGCTCCTTGACCCGGAAGAAGTAGAGCAGCGATGGGTCGTTTATTGAGAACGCTGCTCCTTAATAGCTGAACCGGGGTGACTTGTGTTGCCATGAGTGACTAGACGTCGGGGGTAGACCCCTGTAGACCAGAGGTTGTGTAAGTGGTTTTACCCCGACCGTTGTCAATCCAGCAACCCTTCATCGATGACGTCGATACTACCGTCGCTTCTCTGCGTCACGCCATCTCCCGCCAGCAAAACATACTGAGTGACAAGACCTTCAGATTGTGTGGCAGCGCAAGCGATAAACTCGGCAGCAGTGACCACCCGGATGTTGCAAGTCGTCAGTGCCTGCGGCGGTTCTGAGAACTGAATGCCCAGGGTGCCCGTCGCAAGATTGGGAACGACTCGGTAGGAGATGGAGTTGGGATCCAGAGTGCTCGCCTTGGACGGAGTTTGCAGGACACCACCCAGGTTGACGAACAGGTTCTCCGCATTGACGATGGTCGCGTCAACTGGTTTGCCACCGATGATCAGATCAAAAGTGACCTTAACCCCATTGAACTGCGGGGAGATATCGTCTAGATTCTGCACGTAGACCGAAGTTGCCTCGCGAGACCGGTACCCTGCGCCAGACAAGATGGCGCGATAGTCGTACGAGGTGCCCAGGGCAGGCGACTCGCCCAGATAGCTGAGTTGGGTGACCTTCGTGGTCGACACGAACACCTGCTGCACCTGGTACGAGGCATCTCCCTGAAAGTCACCAGTGGGAATCTGCCCGACACCACTGAGGAATGCGAACAGATCCTTGCTCTTGAGAGTGATCTCGGTCGGAGATAATGTGAACAGCGAAGTTGTGCCATCGATCTCTGGGATAGCGGACAGAGTCACAACCTCGAGTGTCGTCTCGTTGTCCTCCGATGTGACAACACGGATGTCGCAGATGGCGCCGATCGCAGGTGGCGATGTGAATAGGATCTTCGGTTGGACCACACCGTCTTGAATCACCAGACTGTAGGCAGTGCCAGGTTTCTGTACGACACCACCGAGGTTGACGAACAGGTTTGACCCGTTCTCGAGCAACTGGGTGGAGGGCAGGTTGTACCCTTCCCGTTTCAGGTCAAACTCAACTTTCGTCCCATCAAACTCGCTCGAGATGTTGTCGGTGGAGTACACCAGAATAGGTGCAGGGTACTGAGTCGGTGATGGGGGCAGGTAGACCAGTCGGTTGGCAGGGTTGTTGCTGGGATTCTCGTTCTGATAGAAGTTGCCAGTGACTGCCTCGCGAACGGGACCGTACAGAACGGTGGATCCGTAGTCGTTGACACCGGCGACGACCAGGCGACCACCCCAGACGGAGGTGGCGTAGTAGTCGAACAGCAACTTGCGCGAAATGTCGTTGGTCTGATACTTGAGGAGACCACGCGAGGGATTGTAGTATCCGCAGTACTGCCAGGTGTGAGTGTTGGACAGAACCTGAGATGGCTGGTTGAACTCAATCGGCCAGGGCGATGTGAAGGCGGCATAGCCATTGATGGGAGACAGTCGGATGCTCTCGATAGGCAGGACTCGATCGCCCCAGTACTGGGGTTGCAGGTAGGTTTTCATCAGTTCGGCACTGTATCCCATCACCTCGAAAAATCGGTACATCGTCGACTTCGTGATGGACCAGAACGGGTCGTACACGGTCGGTTCCGGTGTGTTCGTCTCCTCGCACAGTGTGACAGTCGTGCCCTTTGGCCACTGCTCGGGTGTGAACGTTCCGTTGTCGGAGTTGAAGACGCCAGGGTTGTACTCGGGATAGTAGTTGCGGATGGCACGCACGTTGCTCGACACAACATTGACGATGCGCACATACTCGGTGGTCGCCACATCCGGGTGAGAGAGTTGGGCGACGATCAGACCCTCTTTGGGGTCGCCGATGCCTAGGACGGAGAGGACGTCGAGTTCGATGATCGCAGGGCGACCGCGAGTCGCACCGCTATCGCTGGGGAGAGACATCGCCTGATACGTCTGAACCGTGCGCGAGACAGTCAGAGTGGCAGTGGAGACGGGAGTCAGACGTCGCTTGTAGATGATGCCGAGACCGGATGACCCATCGTCACCGTCGTACACATTCTGAGCACCGAATTGGGTGATCGGAGGTGTGGCACCTCGCATGAATGTCAGATTCGGTTGCTGGGCGAGGTATCCGGTGTAAGTCGGGTAAAGAGTGGGTTGGACGTATCCGAGGTAGGAGTCGGTAATTGGTTCTTGTCGCAAGGTGACACTCGTTGTGACAAATGGCGAGTCGACCTTGTTCGGAGAGACCTTGGTGGGTCCGTTGAGAGTAGTGAAGTTGGTTTGGTAGTAGAGTGTGTTCCAGATGTTGTTCTCTGCCGCGAAGTAGTTGCGATTCTGATAGGTGAAGTACGAACCGGCAGCGGAGTTGAATGCAGTCTGCCCATTGGTGTTGAACCCCAACTCGGTAAAGTTGGCAGACTGGACCCAGGGGGCACTGCCGTCGACGAGTGTGGCGTAGACGTTGTACGTCGTGCTCTGCGTGGCGTCGGCGACCTTGTTGTTGAAGTTGGCTGAGAGACCGGAGACTGTCGGTGAAGACCCGACCACCGAGAAAGTCTGAGAGACGCCACCGTTGATGCCAGGGTCAAACTGGTACCCTCGCTTGAGGGTGTTTGACAGGTTCTGACCTGTCTGGTTGAGTCGGAGGACGGAACCGTACTGGGGTGCGAGCGATGTCGGGTTGGTCGAGGACACGAAGAACCCGTAGGACCGTTGCTCCTGCGACCGAGGGTCGATAAACCGACGAATGTACGGAGTGTCAAAACCGGAGGTGTCGTTGGAGTACTGGTCGCCCATCGGAATGCGCGAGTCAGACAGTCGCAGACGGAGAACACCACCACCGTTGTAGGTCGGGTCGGAGAGGATGGCTGTGGGAGAACCGTCGGTGACGAAGAATCCCTGGTACGAGCAGTCAGGGTCGGCGATGTACAGAGCGCTGCCAGGGGCGAGAGAGAAGGGCAGGATGCTCTCGGGATTGAAGGGGTGGCTGAGCACCACGAGTTGAACCGAGGAGTCGGTAGGGTCTTGAACCACCCGGACCACCTTGCTTCCCAAGTTGAGGATGCGTTTCTGCTCGTTCGACTTGACCTCTTCTTCGAGGAGGACAAGAGGGCGAGAGATGCCTGAGAGGAGGAACCCTCGGTCGTTAGCATTGGCGCCACCCAGTGTGCCGATGCCCGCGAAACCCTCGGACTGAATAGCGACAGACCCGAAGTCGGTCTTGCTATTGGTGAGCGACAGAATGGCACCGTTCATAGCCCAGGCACCGACAGCAGCGCCGATGGTGTAACATTCGCCTGCCTCGGTGAATGCGTTGGCACCACGCACTCGGAACCCGAAGTGGCGGAAGTCGTTGTCCAGATCGGTGATGCCAGTGCTCAGTCGCCCGTCGCCGACTCGCAGAGTCTCGTAGTAGTACCGGATGTTCGAGATGGAAGCACGGTTGAGTGTCTCGAGTTGGTACTCAGTCGGAACCTCGTACGGATAGGCATACTCGGTGACCAAGGACTGACCCAGTGTTGAGAGAGACACCCAGTCTTGATCGGAGGTGGCGTACACCTCGTAGGCAGCAGGGTCGAGTTGTAGGGAGAAGGCAGTGCAGGTCTCGGTGATGGCGGATTTGAATCCGGAGACCAGATCGCCGTCGTTGTCTTCGAGGCACATGCCATAGCTCGATCGAAGACTCAGACGTGTCGCACGAGGCGAGGCGAATGCTGTCGAGTTGCTGCTGATGTTGTCAGGGAAAACACCGGTGGTCGGCGCCACGATCGTGGTCTCGCCAGGGAAGGACACTCGGGTGTCGACGCGACCCGCAAACTCGGGGAATGCTTTCTGCACTTTGGTGTAGAAGTCGCGCAGTTCCTGCAGAGTGGCACTGGTGTGACCACGCAGTCGATGGTGAGAGTAGTTGTGCAGTTCGTACGATGTGCCGTCTGCCGGTTTGAAATACGGAAAAATGTTGCTAACTGCCAGTTTGGTGCCACTCAGATCGTTGATGCCGGGGGGCAACTGACTGAAGAGCACGTAGGTGGCTCCGGTGCTGTACGCAGACGAGGTGGGCGACAGACGGAAGGTGAACGAGTCGACGGGACTGGCGTAGTATGCGCCAGGGGGGAATGCGTCGGACCGAATGGTCGTGCTAGGGTACGACACCGATGTGAAGTCGTCCTCGCTCAAACCGTGGGGGCGACGAGACCGGAAGACTGCCTCGCCGTTGGCGTTTGCTGTGATGGAGACAACGTCGCGGGTCTCGACTTTGTCACAGTAGACGAAGTTGTCGAAGAAGCACCCGCCCGACCGTTTGAAGATCGATGTGATGGGTTGATTGCTGATCGCGGTGCTAGTGGTGGTCAGTGCGTAGGGGACCGGGTACGCAGGGTGGGTGTATTTCGGAACGTACGTCGGATGAATCGAACACTCTCTGGGATTGTCGCTGATGATCGAGATGCCAGCAGGGATAACGAGAGCACCGTCTGGAGTGTTGAACTCTTGCAACTGGTACTGTTGGACGTTTCCGTCTACCGATTGAGAAAAATCAACTGAGAAATCTTGGACGGTGTTACCGGGACCATTGACCACACAATTGCGGCCACCAAGGAGAACAACCTGATAGGTGGCGTCAAACCATCCCTTCAGGAAGTTCTCAATGTATAATTTCGTGAGTTGGATGACAGCGCGATTGACTGTGACAAACGGGATAGACTGTCCATCATTCTGAAGCGAGTCGGTAGCGTTTGGGTACTCAGGTCCGACGAAGACGGTGTATCCGCCGCTACCACCAAAGAAGGGCGACGAGACTGCCTCCCACGTGTTCCTATCAGATCCAATACTAAGCGACTTGGTGTTGACGTCGTACCAGAGTTCGCCTTTTGCAGGGAGGGAGGTTGGTTCCGAAGGCGAATACGCAGTCGGGCCAATCTTGACGATGCTGCTGTCAGAGACTTGGAAAAATGCTCCAGGATCGACGCTATTTGTATTTAGCCCCAACTCTCCTGGCACCAAATTGGCCGGGGTGGGGCGTTTTCCGAGGATCGAGGATCGCTTGAAGACGATTTTTACAGCGTTGCTGGACATGTGCTAACGAGCATAGGGACCCAAGAGTAAAGACTCTGGCGCAAGGGTTTTACCCGCTACAGGTATGCAGCACCGATGACTGCATCGTCGCTCACATTCCCCCTTTCGCGCAGTGCGATCGCGGCATCCAGGTACTTCATGGCAGCATCGTTCTCCTCACTTGAGGACCCGCGATTCTGTTTATACTTGTCGTACAAGGCGACATACTTTTCGTCGTCATTCATGTCAAATTCCTGCATAGAGAGTGTTGATGAGGTCCATAGCTTGCTCATCAGTTATTTTAGCGAACGCGCCTTTCGTGTAAACCTCTGGTTTTTTTCTAATACCACGGGTCATGATCTCGCCGATCTCGTCGTCAGAAAGACCCATCTCATTCCGCATTTTCGAAATCACGTCGCGTTTGTTCTCATTGACCTTATAAAGGGCAGGTGCAACCGTTTCAAGGTCAGCGTAAGTTTTCTGACCTCTCATCACTTGATTCAGTTCCCCCAACCCTGGAACATCCCACCGTTTCACCTGCCAGTCCCCGTCACCCACGCTAGTGGAACCGCGAGGGGGTTGAAACGCACCGAGTGCCTCGGCGAGTGCAGCACGAGGGTTGTCGAGTGCGAGACCCAGATCGACAATTTTGCCCTTGCCGTCTTTGCCAACCATCACGTTGTCAATGTGCATATCGTTGTGTTGAATGCCAGCACGATGCACATCGGCACGCGTCTCCCAGTAGATAGTTGAGTGTTGTTTACCAGTTGCGTGGTGTGAACCAGGGGTCTTATCGCCGAGGGGTTTCCCGTCGAGTGCCTCCATTGCGATGCGACCGGTGCGGACGTCGACGAAACTCTGCCTGTTATTGCCAGGACCATTGATCTCAGCACCGATGAGTTTCGGTCCGACACCTACCTCGCCCAGTTTCTTGATGATCGCTGCCTCCTCAGAGGAAACATCGCCTCGCTTGTGTGCGACGCCACCCTTGGTCTGAATTACGGTGCCGTACGCACCCTGACCGAGTTTCTTCGACCCCGACCCCGTGCTCTCTTTCCAGTCGACGGTCTCGCCGATTTTGCGCACTTGGTCGATGCGTGGGAACGCTGAGTCAAAACTGCTTGCGCTGCTTCTTGCCAGTCGCGTTGCCATCGGAGCGGCGGATGCGTCGGCACCGGGTCCGTTGATGGCACGGTTGAGTCTCTCGTCGCCGTCGCCTTGCTGGTTTCTCAGGTCTCTGGCGGCGAACAGCAGTGCGGATAGATCACCTTTGAAATCCTCTCGAGTCATCCCCCCGTGCCCCATCGCCTCGTGCAACATGTCAAGGTGCTGTTGCTTGCGATTGGCAGCGTCAAGTTCCTGGCGCACCGGTCCGACGTTACCGCCGGGCGACCGAGGCATTTGGCGTGGTGCCTGCCAATCCACCTTCAGGTCGGACATTTTGTCCGGTGCGTTTGCCTCCTCTTCGAGTCTCTTTTGCAGACCAGGAGTCAGAAACGGTTTGCGCGCGATACCTATAGGTTTCTTTTCCTCCTTCACAGCGTCAGTCATAGGTTTCCCCGCAGACCCCTTCGGTATCAACCCTGCTGCTTCCAACCGTCGCTTAAACTCCCTGCCCTTCTCGCCGGGGACCACGTTGCCCCCTCGCTCCGCTGCGATCTGACGGCGGATGTCTTTCGCTTTCTTCTCTGCTTCCCTGCCTCCAATGTGCTTGGCGACGGCAACCAGTTCTTTCGCCCTGACCTCCTCGCTCGCCTTTTCCAGGGCGCCACGGAGTGTCGTCGGCATGCTGACACGGCAGTATCGCGATTTCTCGATGCAAGTTCCACCGCAGGATTTTCCACTACCGCATTTTTTCATGGGTGTCTCAACGATTTGCGCGACGCTCGGCGAAGTCACGAATGCGCGACTCCAGACTGGCGATCTTCTCGTCAAGGTTGATGCTCTCCGAGTATCCCATCATGCCATCGTATTGATCAGTCTGGGCAGCACCCAGGTCATTGACCGCAGCAGCAGCGTCGATCCTGCTCTTCTCCTTCGTCAGTGCCGCCAGTTCTTTCAGTTGAGTCTGCAATGCCTGGAAATTGCCTTGGAGGCGAGACACGCGAATCTTTTCCTGCACTCGCTCAATTTGATCTTCGACAGCATATCCTTTCTGCTCCAGCGCAGACTGGCGCGACTGGCGTGAGGTAGGGTACAGTTCGTCGTATGCGTTTTCGACAACACTTGTATTTTGTGGCTCCATAACCGTGCCTCGGAAGTAGTCCGTGGGGTCATGGGTGAAATTCAGGGTTTCGTGCCCCCTTTCAGAATAGATGAGGTATGCGCTCTTCAGCGCCTCCTCAGAGATGGCATCTTTCCGCATAGCCGGGAACAGAGGTTCGTTGACAGGTTTTACCCCTGCCATGTGTTCGATCGATCATGCTTGTTCGAGCACATCCTGTCCGATCTTGTTGATGATCTTCTGACGACCGCTACCCGTTTTCTCTTTCACCAGTTCTTTGCTTAGTTGCTTCACACCTTTCTGGGGAGCAGGTTGAACCATCTTCGGCGAAGGTTTCTTAGAGATTTTCGGCATCTCCTTGTTTTCGCCGTAATCCTCCTCGGCACCCTGCACAAAGTCGCCGACCGCATTCATCCCCTCGTAGGCAGAGGAGATTTTGTAGGCAACCCACGGCGGCATGTTCTCGCTGCCATCGAGCATGCCGAGAACACTGTCAACGTTCTCTCGCAGAGACCGCAGTTGACTCATCAGCATGCGCCCATTATCCTCCTCTGAGTGCAGAGGATCCTCTTCCTCGCCCTCCTCAGCATAGTTTGGTGCCGCACGCATTGCCAGTGTGCCATTCTTGTTGCTCGCTTTCGCCAGCACGTCGGATCGGGGCATTCTTTGGGGCACACCCTCGCTCATCTGCGGATTCTTCAGGTCGCCCTTGCCGGGTTCTTTCGGTAGGTAGTTCGGAGTCATCTCAGCAGTGGCAACGTCACCCTCGCTGTGCTTGGAGTCCACAGGCGCACAGTTGGGTACCATGCGACCGCCTTTCTTTTTCATCCCAAACGCTTCGTAGTTCTTCCAACAAGCGTCCTTAAGAGACCTCGCAGTCCCCTCGCTGTACCCCATGGACAGCAGGCGATCCCAGTCGTAGTTCAAGATTTCCATGGTGTCTCCGCGTGGCGCCAGATTGTAAACTCTTTGTCGAGGTCGTCGACTTTTTCGGACAGGCGAACGTGGTCCTCTCTGAGTGTGTATTTCAGGGGGAGGTCTGCACGCATGTCGTTGATGGACTTTTCCATCCGCTCCATGTGAATGATAATGGACTCAAAACGACCGTCTATCCTCCTGCCATTTTTGTCCAGGAAGTACCCGATACCGGTCACAGTCGTGAAGACAGATCCGATGATTCCGATAATTACATCAATGCCCATCTCTAACTCGGCAGTCCGGACTCACCTGCTGCCATGCGTTGTTTGACTGAGTCGGGAAGACCGGACTCCAGACCGTGTGCCTTAGCGATCTTGATGATGTTCGCCATCACTTGACGGGGGTTCTTGGCACGACCAACTGAGGACCATGCCGCAGAGACGTCTTCGGCGGAGGAGATCGGGAAGGACATTTCTGGACCAGCAAAGGCACCCTTGGCAGCGCCACTCTGCAGTTCCTTGCGCTTTTCAGTGGACCACTCGCGGTACTCCTGATCCTTGCGCTTCTTGTCACGACAGGACGCACAGGAGCAGTCACATCCGCAGTCCTCCTTAAAAGCGGGCAGGGGGGTGCTAAGCACCTCGGCGTCGAGTGACTCTTCCTCGGAGAAGTTGTACTGGACCCGCTTCATCTCCTTGAATGACTCCATCCGCGCCTTCTTGCGCGAGAAGATTTCTTTCATGGCAGAAGCACCGTCGCAGTGATCGCAATACTCGCGATTGACTGTTGACTCGTTCTTTTGACGACGTGCTGCGTTTGCCTGAAGGATGCTCTCATTGTGATGGGAGAGATTCCCGTGGATGTCGGGCGACCACTTTTTTCCTTCGCGGTTCCTCTCCATTAGGTCAGGGATGCCGATCGAGTTACTCGCATTTAACATCCCCCCTGCACCAGGGAGTGTCACCCCGCTGAAATCAAGACTACTTCCGTACATACGGGTCAATCGACGTTGAGGGGTTTTACCCTCAGTCTTCTTCGTCGGTGTCGTACTCGATCTCGTCGTCACCGATGGAACCGAGCAACTCATCGACGAGTGCGTCGAGTTCCTCGTCGGAGATCACGTCCGAGTCCAACTCATCGTCCTCAACGTTCTCAGAGTCGTAGTGGTCCTGGGGATTGAACGGTTGGTTCACGGGTTCTGGGTATCTGCCCGAGGGATAGCGCCATAAGCCCGTATGCGCTATCCAGGGGGAAGTGTTGGAGATTTCTCCGGTTGGAAGTCCTGTCTCCTTATGAACATCCAGGTCTTCGGGGGTTTGCATTTGGGCAGCGTAAGCGGAGCGGAACGCTTCAAGTGCCTCCGCCGAGTAGTCGCCACCGATTCGATTGGTCATGTTTGATCGAGTTGTTCTGAATGTTTTTACCCCCTCCACTTGCGTCCGTTTTTCCACTCTGCCCCCGGGCTGTCCACCTGGTTTCTAATTTCCCCCTCTTTATTTACCCAGTACTTCCTGCCTTTCAGGGTGTCGCTTATTTTACGTCGCTTTTCATCGTTATACTTTTTTCCTTTCAACGATTCACTAATTTTTCTTCGGGTTTCCTCACTACGTTTTCGACCGGTGTGCAGCTTGATTAACTTTTGCCGGGTTTCCTCACTAAGCCTTCGTCCCACCAGGGATGAACTAATTTTTTGTCGAGTAGCTTCGCTTACCTTTTTCCCAAACCTGTGATTTTTCTCTCCTGTGAATGCTTCTTTAAGGGCTATACGGGTTTCTTCGCTAAGTGTTTTTCCCGTGGTATCGAACTTTGTGCTGGTTTGTTTCGCCCTATTGGCAAATTGAGGATTTCGTCCCACATCGTAAAATTCGTGCAAAGTAATTTCATCTGCAATCGCCTCTTCTCTTGTCTTGTAATCGCTTCTCAAAATAATTTTTTGTGCGGGTTTGAAGTTCTTGTCCGAGTAAGACCCGAAGTATGCCGTGTCTTCTTCAGGTAAGCAGTCACATGACCGGCTGCCTATGTATCCGCGACCCCAATTCTCGAAAGAGTAGTAAACGTAGTGGTTTCTCATGCGATCTCACCTTTTTTCTATTTTACCGTCGGTGCGCTGAAGTAAACGCGAGTTCCCGGTCAGTCTGGCCTCGTGTTTTTTGCCCTCCACCTTCACCTCCGCTTTCATTTTTGCCTCACTTAGCATATCTTTCTTCCTCTCCTCCAGAGTCGGTTCTGACTCTTTCTCAGGTTCGAGTGCGGTGGCATGCTCCTTCAACTTCGCCTTCACCTCGTTTTTCACAATGCCCTCCTCAAACATTTTCTTTCCCTTTTCTTCGGGTGTTTGTTCCACGTTTTCCGGCACGACCTTTCCACTCTCGTCGATTTTATGCCCCTTGGGTGCCTCTTTCTTGATTGCTTCGGGGGTGCTGAGGGAGGACAAACGATCTAGAATCTTGGCGTGGTCCTCGCCTAGCTTAAATCGGCAGACTGCGGATGCCTTAACAGACATAGGACCGCAGGGCATCTTGTGAAGTGTCAGCAAGTCCGAGAGTGAGGGTTTTTCTTTTGTCATGTCATGCTCCAGTACGTTGTGGCATCCAACCATCGTTATGCGGTGCGTAGTGAACACCTTTCTTCTTCTCTTTCCGGGGGTTCGAGTCCTTTCGGTTCTCCTCTCGCATCGATGCGATCATCGTGTCTCGCATGTTTCTGAGGTGGTCGCGTGGCACTGTGCAATGATCTGAGTCACGGTAAGATCTGTAATGTCGACAAACCTCAGACGGGTCGTCACTGCGGGCCATCATCTCCCATATTCCCAATGCCTGCGAGTCATTGAGGATGCCCGGTTTGAGACCGGACTGAATCTCGTCCCTTGGAGGGCGATTGAATCGGGTGTCTTTGCGCATTTGGATCGGGTGATGATGTGGGGTCTAGAGGGATAAAATATCTACTAGCACATTTTCACGTATGTCTTTTATCATACTCGAGATAGCCGCTCTGGATCCGGTTTCCGCGCTCATCTCCAAATCCCTAATTTTTGTACCTTTCCACTCTTTCTCGTTTAGGTTCAAAAGTTCTCGCTGTGCTCTTCCAAGCAATGCTCCAAGTTTTTTCAATCCTTCCGTGTCTCCCTTAGCCTCCAACTCAGCAACTTTGTCTGCAATTTTCTTTCCAGCAGGGTTACCTCCTGCCGAAGTTGGCCCCCCGTACCAGTACCACGGCTGGGCGGCGCGGGCCATAGTTCCTTCTTTGGCTGACTGCATACCGATAGCAACAGTACGAGCAGACCCTTCAGTCCAAAAGGAGATTATTTTACCTAGTAGTTTTGATTTCTTGTCAGACGGAAGCCCTGACTCCTCTATCATCTTAATGGCATCAGTTGGTTTGACAGATTTGTCAAGAAGTTTATTTTCCAGATCTGCTTTTGTTCCTCCGCTAGCTTCCCTCAGGGAGTGAAGTTCTTTCCCCCGAGGGGTCAGCTGCCCTCGATTGTCGAAAGTTACCTGTTCTCGCTTTTTCGAAGTTTGCTTTCCTGTGGGACTCACGTAGAAGTAGCCTTCAGGGTTGCTTACGTCAAAGTAGTCGGGACTTCCTTCGGACTTACCCCTGTTGAGTCTGGACTTGGTTAGACCGTAATTGTACCCTTGCTCGGAAAACCTCCCTCCATGGGAAGCAGGTATGATGTGTTCCAGGTCAGCCTCCAGTAAAGGCAGTTTTTCACCCGTGTATATGTCTCTCCACCCCGACTCCAATCCTATTCGGACTATCAACTCAGCCCTCCCCCTTTGTTGTTCAACGCTGGCCTTTTGAACTGGACCGAAAGAAACGGGAATCACGTCAGATTTAGACCCTGGAGGGAAGTGACCACCTTCTGCAACTGACCCCGCTTTCCCCAGGAACGTTCTTGCTTCAGCGGGCATGAAAGCCAGAGCCAGTTTAACCTCCGCATCAGATACTTTATTCACTCGGTACCCTTCGGCGACTTCTCTCAGAGAATCTCTCATTTGCTCTGCGGTCTTGATTTTGCCACTCAGCATGCCCTCGTAAGCCCTGGTCGCCGCTTTTATTCTACCCTGTAGTTTGAAGATGCCCTCCACTTCTTTTTCTGAAACAGCTGCTCCGGGGTTTTTTACCCCAAACGCCGTTTCTAGCACTCCGTCGACAGTTCTGTTAAAGACTTTCTCTCTCTCTTTGGGGTCCGGGTAAGCCCTTTCCAGCTCAGAGTAAGCTTCTGTTAGTTCTTTAGCTCTTTTTCTGATGTCCTGCTTTTGAGACTCACCCTTTAACTCTGTGTCCCACTCGGACTTTCCAGATTTATCGCTCCCCCCAATTCTCAACTCCCTACTTTGATCTTTAATGTCCTCCAAACCTGAATACTTCTTGAATACTTTTTCTGCGTCTTCAGGTGTGATGCTACCCTGTTTCACTCGCTCTCGCAAGTGGTCTCTGACTTTGGACAGTGCTTTTTGCACTTCCGGGTCCGGGAAAATTACAAGACAGTCGTCATCGCGAAAAACACAAGCTGCCCCGCAAGACTTACCTTTTTTGCATACGTCCTTGCTCTCGGCGAAGGAAACCGCCAACCGATTGGACAAGGCGTCGAGAAGTAGTTGGCGGCGGCAGGTCATCAGTCTTCGTATGCTTCTAGGATGTCGGCGATAATGCCGTTGCGGACAATGTCAGATCGGTCAAACTGTATGCGACCTACCCCCTTGATGTTGGCCAATCGGTGGTAGGAGTCCAGAAGTCCGCTGTTACGCGAGAAAACCTCCAGGTCAACTTGGCGAGTGTCCCCTGTGATAACCACTTTGGCATCCTCACCTACGCGACTGATGACAGTCTTGACATTTTCCGGCATTGAGTTTTGTGCCTCGTCGAAAATGATGAGACAGTTAGAGAATGATCTTCCCCGCAAGTCTTCCAACATCATCGGTTCGACAATCTTCTTGGACACCAAGTACTCGGAGGCCCCGTAGGACCTTGTCATGACCGCCAAGTTGTCAAACACAGGACCAACCAAGGGAGCCATTTTTTCCTCCATGGTCCCGGGAAGAGCGCCTCTACCCCTCTGATGAGCACACCCTACATCACTTCTAACATAGTAAACTTTGTCAAGATTACCGCTAGCTATTTCACTCAAGCCCCACCAAAGGGCCACTAGAGTTTTACCAACCCCTGAAGGGCCAATTGCGATGGTCACCGTATTTTTATTCAAGGAAGTCCAAAGATCTTCCTGATGGCCGGTTTTAGGGAGGAACGGGAGAACGTCCATGCCACGAGAATAGGACTTCTCGAGCGACTGTGTGGCTTCGGCACGACGCTTTGTGCGCTTTGTCTTCGAACTTAACATGGGAGTGATTAGGCAGACGGTGGGTAACTGAAACTCTTTGCTGCTTAGAAGGATTACATCCGACTCACCCCCTTGACACGTGTTCTGAAACATTGGGGTCTGCTCCAGGGTTAGGTGGTTTTACCCTCAATGCCAACGCTCCGTAAAGTCCGACCATCCACCTTTGCCACCGCAGAACTCGGTGAACTTCTTTTGGTTGGGGTTCTCTTTATTTGCTTTTGTCAGGTACTTGTCCGATGCAGGGTCCGTGATAAGGACTTTGGTGCCGAAGTCTTCCTGCATAATAGCAGGGACTTTGTCTACCGGTGAAATAGCCATTGTGATCTGTCTTGTGAGGGACAGCAACTTTTCGTGAGGTTGCGAATCTCAGTCGTCGTAACCGATGCGACCCCGCCCGCCACCCCGACGCAGTCCGAATGATTGAGATCGGTCGTCATCTGACGCAGAGTCATAGTCAACGCTATTGTATCGCGCTTCCCCGAAAGGTAAACTTCTGCTCAGTCCTCGAGATGTTTGGGTGAACAGAGTGCTGTCCTTAAGACCCTCGCGTCGCAAATCTCCCAGGTAACGTTTATTTTGAATAATCGCCTCCTGCAGACCCCTGTCGACGACGTCCATCGACATTGCATAGTATGTGAGTGCCCATGTGAATGAGTCCACGTCATCGTCATGTTTGACATACGGGAAGGTGGTTAGGTTTTTGACGAACTTTTGAGTCCAGTAATCGTCAAGGAAGAATACACGCCCGCTCTCAAGATACGGAGTGACCGCCTGCAGACGGGTAGACTTCGACTTGAGGGGTTTCATCTCTACAACGGGGATCTTCCCCTCCTTCTTCAGCACCTGGATCAGCGATTGACCGCTTGCTGCCTTCTCTATGCACAGCAGTTTTGCCTTGTAGAATGAATATGCTTGTTTTACCGCTTCAATCAAATCGGGGAAACCCCACCTCCCGGTGATGATCTCGCGTATGTAAATCTTGGTCGGGTCCTTCAGACAGATCGACGCCACACAGAGTGCCGACTCGTCTGACATCTCCCTCTCCTGGAAGGCAGTATCGCAGGCGATCCAAGTGACATCGTACGATGGCGGTTCCTCGTCCTCACCAATGACCCGCACCCAGGAGTTTTTAACAATCTGACCCTCAGACGCTTTGGGGACTCCCTGATATAAGGCGGCAAATTTAAATGAACCCATGATTTTCCGCTGCGACTCCAGCATCGGTACAGAGAATGTCGGGTTGCTCGGCCAGTGCGACTCGCCTACCTTCCGCTCCAGGGGATCATTGTGGGGTTCCTCGCAGAGTCCGGCAATGTTGATCCACCGCCACCGGAAGTCGTCTTTGTCGGGGTGTCCGACCTCGTCCGGATCGTAGACACCGTCGCCCTGAATCAGCACACCGTGAAGATCCTTCTCGTGGAATCTCGTGGCGATGATCAACTGGCAGTAGTGATTTGTTCTTCGAGTCGATGCTTGCTCACTCCACCAACTTTCCAAATTGTCCAGTGCCTGTTTCGAGTCAGACGATTTCAGCGGATCGTCGATGACCATCGCACCGACACCGGGCGAGTCCATATCCGTCGTCCCTGCTGTGAATCCAGTCAGCACCCCACCCACCGACGTCGCAAGGATGTACCCGCCGCCATTCATGTCGTACTTAGAGTCGGGGGAGAATCCCAACCACTCGGGGAATATTTTCTTGAACGTCGGTGTCTTCAGCATCCCCACCACCTCGCGGTGGAACTTGAATGACAGCGACGCACCATACGATGCGATAACATGCTGTGTCTTCTGATCGCGTCCGAGCAACCACGCCAGGAACATCGTCGCCAGCATCGACTTGCCAGATCGCGGAGGGCAGGAGACGATCAGTCGCCGATTCCTCCGGGTGGCCAGATCTTCGAATGCCGACGCAATGATCTCATGGAAATCGGATACTTGAAGGTCGCCTGCCTTCATCAGGTCGCAGAATGCCAGAAAGCAGTCTCGTGCTGCCTTGTGCTTGTACTCTTGAATGATGCTCCGAGGCGCCTCCAGCAGAGTCAACTCTCGAAGTCCCTTCTGATACTGGCGCCACGAGGAATGCTGCTCCAGCTGGCTGACCCGTGTTATTGGCGGTCTCATTTCCCGTCAGTCAGGCGACTCAGAAGTTCGTCCACTTTTCCGGTGTACTCCTTCGCCAGACTTGCCTCATCCTTCGACTCCTTATCGCTGAGCGAGACAATATCAGACACAATGTCGCGATGTGTCTTGACGGCACTGTTGAAGATGTTGACGAGGTCGCGCACGGAGCACTCAGTCATTTGGTCCTGGATGTACCCCAACGCGTCATTCGCAACCTTCAGTGCTTCTGCAGCGAGATATTCCTTCTGCTGAAGAATATCCTCGTGTTTTTTGCTCATGGGGGTGTGCCCTCTGTTGAGTGGTTTTACCCTGCCAGGTGTTCGATCGATGTGCCATGTGCGCACATGTGCCATGTGTTCGATCGATCGATGCATCGATGACATGCCAGGCACTCAGAACCTTCGACGACAGGAGGAGCACCCTCGCGTCGCTGCCTGCTGCCCATGCCCCTTGTACTGGTGAATCTGCCGAAGGATTCTCGCTGCCAGTGCGTGATTATTTGTAGAAACTGCGTGTTGGTACTGTTTCCATAACTCTTGAATACCCACTAGCAAATCCCCACACCAGGGCCACCACCACCGGGACCGACACCGGAACCGGAGCAGGGGAGGCAACCCAGTCGCCACAGCGAGTTGACCGAAGCAAACTCGAAGGTGTCCTCCAGTAACCACCCACGACCCTGAGGTGATTGACCAACGAAGTAGAACCGACCGGAAGACGTTTGGATGAACGTCTCCGTCATCACACCGACAAGTGTGCCACCGTCGATGGGTCGCTTCGGTGCTTCCGGATTCAGAGGGTCTGTGTACAGGTTCTGAACACCGCCAGTCACCACAGCAAAGTCGCCAGTCTTCATGCCACTAAAGAACACCGCATCCAGTTGCTTCCGGTCGCCACTGATCGACTTGTTCCACAGTTCGAGTGCGTATCGCGCCAGTTTCTTCTTCGTCGTGCAGTACAGCACCTCGCGGATCGGTTGCTTCGTCACCGAGTCCCAGATGGTCACCACCAGGTGTCCGTCCGGAGTGTACGAGTTGTTGCTGAGCAGATAGATTGGTTGATTGAGCGGGTCCTCGATGAAGACGCAATCAGGGTCGCATACGAACACCCAGTCACCAGATTGAGTTAGCTCGTCGCTCCACCGGATGCCGAAGCACTTGTCGTAGTCCTCGTCCGGTTTGCGGTCGCAAGGGTAGGAGGGAACGTAAATGTCGCCAGTCGCCTCGTCGACCACCCCACCAAGGGGCAGTCGCGTCTCGACACCGAGACCGGGAAATAGCTGCGAGCAGTTGCCCCGCGCCACGCAAGGGTCAAGAGCGACGTATGGTAGGGTCGCCTGAGTGGTCAGGACATATTCTTGCGTGTAGCAGTATTGAGAGTTTTCACTGAGTCCTGTGAATCTCTCAGATTGACAAGTAAAAGATTCCAGTACCTCAACTCCCGCATTGCCCGGCACCCCACCGTTGAGGGTTAAGAAAGCACCGGCAAGAAGTTGAGTGGCGAAATCATGCCCAGACGAGGACAGGTAGTTCTGCGTTGAAAAATTGCACTCAAACGACATTTGACGAGTGTAAACTAATGGAACTCTATTCATGACGGAATCAGTGCTCCCTGTGTACCTGACAACGATATTGTTGGTCCCCTGGACTACCCCTTCTTTTTCAATGGCATCCGCAAGGCGTAAAACATTAACGCTCAGAGGAATCAAAGGTGATGCAATTAAGGCATCGCAGATGTACTGCTCTATGCGCGAGATGGTATCGAGTCTCATTTCAACCCACGAATTGCGTTGTGGAACCGTCGGTATTGGTAAAGGTGATAACCTGCACTCGAGGTTGTGGATCCGCAACCGGCGCAGGGACCGCAGGTTTCCACTCGATGCCCACCCAAACCTTCAACATCTGCTCCTCCATATCGAACCATAACTCTCCCAATGTTGGACTCGCCACCGAATCTTCGGGAAGAGAGACATGCGCCGGACCGGACTTGACCAGGTTACCCGTGTGATCCTTGAAAAACAACCCTGGCGTCGAAGCATGATAGTTAACGACGATCTCGCCTGTCGACAGATTGCTCGGAGAGGGGCGACGATGGGCGACGTTTGACCGTTTAAGACGAAGAGTGGGGGTCGCCATATCTACGGTAGTGGTTCAGGGTGACTTGAAAGTGTTTTACCCTGCATACGGGAAAAGGGACCCCGAAAGGTCCCCCGTATCGCCTGTATCAGAGATCAGAACGTTCCAAAATCCGCCGATGTGGTCACCAGCACGCCATCAACGATGTCAAGACCATCGCCGATGGTGATCTCGCCGAAGTTTCCAGCGACTTCAGCACCGAGGATGCTCTTCTGGGTTGCCTGTTGGATCTTGGCATAGGTGACGCCATTGTCAGCGATGCTGATTTCGCGGTTGGCACTGATGTCGCCACCACCTTGCAGACCACCGCTGGTGGAGATGGTGGTTGTCTTGACGGCATACAGGACATCCGTGATTGCCTGGGTGACGGAACCGGGGGTTCCCAGCATCAGCCATTGGCCCTGTGCCGAGGCGATCAGAGAGACAGCGACGTGCTCAGTGATCGAACCGGAGAGGTTCAGAATGGCGTAGTTTGGGTCGCTCTGCAGCAGACCATAGGCATCAGCGATGACAACGACGTCGCCTGCCTCGGGAACGGTACTGTAGCCAGCACCTTCGGAGAAAGCAGCGACGTTGGCGAAGCCCCGAACGTTGGCCAGGTTGGTGGGAACGTTGGCCCAAACAGGCGCACCTTCGACTAGTTTGAGAAACTGGCCATCAGTGCCAGCGGGCAGGGCATCTTGCTTGGTCGCAACACTCTGAGCCAGGGCATCTAGTGCTTCCTGAACTGTGGTTGCAGACAGCTCATAGGTGTCGACGTAGGAAACCTGAGAGGCAGCCTGGTCGTCAGCACTCTGGTCTACCCAGACGGTCGCGGTGCCATTCCAGCTGAGGACTTGGCCAGCGGTGCCAGCAGCGGCAGGTTTGTCGATTTTGTCGGAGAGACCAGCGAGCGCATCGGAGGCGTCGCTCTGAGCAGAGGCAATCGCGGCGTAGTCATTCAGACTGACAGCAAACCATCCCTCCAAAGGGGTGGAGGCAGCGGTTTGAGTGCCGTCAATAGCGGTATAGAAGGAGGTGCCATCGCCGACGAAGAGGATCTTGTCAGCGAAGTTGAAAGCGATTTCACCAGCTTTCAGCGACGCGGGAGCGTTGCCGGCAGTGGTACTGCGGAGAAACTGAAGATGCTTAGGCAGTGTCATTTTTGAAACTCAAGGGGATATCGTTGGTTCACTTGCGCAATCGCGCTAATCGGTTTTACCCGTCAGAAAACACCGTAGTCCAAGTTACCATCAAGACCGTCCCCTGCGATCACAAGTTCGCCATCTCGCACAAAAATGTTCGCACCTGAGTTGAGCATACCCGCACTGGTCTGTATACCAAACTGCTCTGCCTCCAGGATGTCGGGAGTGCGAAAAGGATCGTTGGGGATCTCTTCCGTCGGGTCGAACGGTTCCGCAGCGTTTATGTTCTTGCGTTGCCTCGGAATCATGCCCATGACGCTGTCTGGGGGATTTTACCCGGTTCACTCACCTAAGACACCGCAGTCTATGTCACCAACAAGGCCTCTAGCTTCGATTGCTGTTGTCTCGCCTTCGACAATCAGAGCGCCGCTGGGCATCATTTTGTCACCAGACTGGATCAAAAACTCTTCGTTGTCGTTGACAAAGGGTTCGTTGGGGACTGGCTGGTTAGGGTTGAAGGATGGGGTGTTGATGGCCATGGTTAGATGCTCGCGTGAAGGGAGTTGGCAATGTTGAGCAAGGTTTGGTCGGGTGGGAGGTCGGCAGGATCACCGATCCACCAGGCAACGGTGACGATGGGGGAAGACCAGTTATTTGCGGCGGAAGCAGGGGCGGCTCCGCCGATAAACTGAGACCCGTTGACGTACCCTGTGGAAGTGGTGACCACCCCGTTCGTCAGAGTGGCTGCACCGTTGATTGAGGAACGTGTTGCTTGCCCCGGACCCCGGTCGATGAACAGGTAGGTGTTTTTACCGAGGGTTGTCGTGTTTATAGTCTGTTCCCCGAAGCTTCGGGTGATTCCGTTGTCGACGTAGAAGGTGGTGCCGTTTCGTGTGAATGACAGGTTCTTTCCGCTCACAAATGTGGCGTTACTTGCAAACTCGTACACCCTACCACTTGCAGGGGAGGTTGCTGCGTTGAACTGAAAGATGAACCAACAAGCAGTACCTGTTTGGGGGGAGCCAGTCTGAGAGGCAACGTTGGTGAACTTTCGGACGGCTTGATCTGTTCCCGACGTCGGCCCCATTAGCTGGCCACAGTAACGCAGGGTGGGTGCGGGGACGGTGCCTCCGATGATGTCACAAGTCGCCTGAACGCTAAGACCGCTCGCCTGGTCATACCAACGTTGTAGGCTCACGTAAGTAGACCCGGTTAGGGGTGCGTAGTTCGCCATTGTCCAGTTGTTCGCCGAAGCGTTGTCAGTGACGTTGCGGCATTGAAACCACGCAGGGGTTGTCCACCCGGATGTCATCTGCCCTAGCATCGGCGTGTAGGAGCTTGTCACCTGCTGCTTCATCGAGTAGATGTGAACCCCAGTCAGACTCGGCAGAAGGTCGAACGGCAGCGGCGGATTCATGTCGACGGCGTTAAACCATGAGTACCCGTAAGTGTTCAACTGTTGGAGATTGGTATCGTACCACATCTCGCCAGGGGAGTTTCCTGCAGATCCCGCCGGGGTGGAGTTTGGTACGGTGGTCCCGACCTCGACAGGGCCCACTTTGCTAATGTCGCCACTAGAGCTTTTGAAGAAAATGCCGCCGCTTGTGGGGTTGAAATTTAGTCCCAGCTCGCCGCTTAGCAGGTCTCCAGGTTGGGGGCGTTTGTTTGCGGTGCCTGAGCGCTTGAGCAGAAAAGTTGACATGTCAGATGCTCACGTGAAGGGTGTCGGCGATTGCCTTGATTTGTGCGGCTGTTGGGCAGTTGACAGTGGTGCCGATCCAGTACGCACAGGTCACGATGCCGTTGTTCCACTCTCTGTTGGCCTGCCGTGTACTGCCAGCACCGCCGACCCCCAACCCCTGACTGCCCACGGTGTATACGCCGGTGAAAGACGTTCCCGTCTGGAGTGCTCCCCCATTGAGCGAGTACGAGACGGCGGTGCCAGTGTCATGGACCATGATCGTGTTCTTTCCGCCCACAGCGCCGTTCAAAGCTAAATTCGTGAAAACATTTCCATAGGACCGGTCAAACCTGATATTCTGCGTTGTGCCAACCCGAAGAAGTGAGAAAGACCCAGTGCCGAAAGTTCCAGAAGATGAGGCGCCTTCGAACAACGGTGGATTGCCCACCGGACTGCTCGGGTCCGCAGAGTTAAACTGAACGATGCACCAGAACGCAGCCCCAGTCTCGGTCGCTGAGACCAGGTTGGGCGCGTCGTAGAACGCTCGGGACAATGCATCGTTGGAAGGTTTGAACCCAATGAGTTGCCCTACTTGGCCAAGAGGGACAGCGCTGGAGTTCGCATAAATCTGCGCCCCACCCGTGCTGACGAGAGTGCGAGAAGCCACCTGGTCATACAGACGAAAGGCATCCACCCAAGAACCCGACTCCTGATAGTTTCTGAGCCAACTGTTCTGAATGTTGTTGACGGAACTTGAAGGAATAGGATTAATGTTGCTGCTATCGATCTGCTGCTTGACGCCCATTGTGTATGGAGTGGCCGTGTCAGAGAACTGCGGCCCAACAAGCCACTTGACTCCGTAAACGTGAAGGGGGCGACCGGCTGTTGGCAGAGTCGAGAAGAAGTCCTGAGCGAAGGAGTTTGTCGTGGCAGCCCACCCTGTACCGTTGTACACTCTGAGAGTGTTCATCGTGGTGTCGAGCCACGTCTCTCCTCTACAGGCATCCGCAGGAGCCACGGCGGCGACCTGTGCAGGGCCAACTTTCCTCAGATTGCTGCTGGAGTCCCGGTAGAACAGACCCAAACTACTGTCGTTGTTGTTGAGGACGAGCTCCCCCGCATAAAGACCCCCTACGAAAGGTCTGGCGTTTGCTGTTGACGATCTTTTAATCAGGAAAGAGATGCTCATTATGTGCTCACCGTTGCGTGAAGGAGTGTTGCCGCGTTTCGCACTGCGGTTTGTGACGCGATGTTGGCAGGGGTGCCGACCCAAGCAGCTAGTGCGGTGTACGCGTTGCTGTTCCCGAAGTTGCTAGAAGCATTGGCAACGACCGATTGTCCCCCTAGCCAGGCGTAATTGAGACTGTAAGCTCCGCCTTGACTAACGGTTGTCACAGTTGGCGTGGTCCAAGCACCGCCGTTGTACGAGTACTGAATAAGTCCTCCGGCAGTTCCGCTGTCCCAGAACGCGAAAGTCGAGACCTGACCTGTCATGTTAGGCACCGCACAGTCGTACTGGGTTCGAGTATTTCCAGCCCCGATAAGACGGGACAGACGGACAATCGTGGTGGAGGGTACCCAGGCACCTATGCCACCTCCTGTCCATCCGCCGTTAGTCCCCCCGAACTCAAAAACTTGGGGGCCCGACGCGGCACCCGCATTGTACACAAACTGCACGATCCACCACCCGGCGTTGCCAGTCGTGTAACCAGTTGCAGTCCGAGCGTCACGGAACTTGCGGTTAGAGTTCGAGGTGACGGAGATGAGACCGTACATGTTACCGACTTTCACGGGAGGGAGGGGGAACCCTTTATCTGCAAACTCCGGATTCCCGTTGGCAATGGCCCCTCCAGACAGAGTCCTACCAGACACCTGGTCGATAATCATCGGAACTTGAATGATGCCGTCAGAGTCGTACAGGTAGGTGCCCATTGTCTTTTGATTGGACTCCACCCAGTTCAGTGCCCTGACGGGTTCAGCGCTGTTGCCAATGCTACTAGCAGCAGTCAGAAAATTCCACCCGTTGCCGCTGGCGCGCCGATCGCTGTAGAGGTCGATGAGACCCCAGACATGCGAGGGGGGTGCGGCTGCCCCACCTGCTGTGGTCAGCCCGTCAAAGGGAAGAACTGTTCTACTTGCGGCTTGACGAAGCCAAGCGCTGCCGTCATACGCATACAGAGAAGGAAAGGGCAACCCGGATCCCAACGGGTTCGGCTGCAACCAAGTCTCTCCTAGGCTATTACCGGAGGATCCAGGGGGGTTGAGGTTAGGCTGGTCTATGGATGTCTGAGTTGGCCCTATTTTTCCTACAGATCCGGAACTTGTAAGAGTGTAGATTCCCCCGTTGAGTCTGTTCTCGTTCAGGGCGAGTTCTCCTGACTGTAGTTGGGCAGGACTTGGCCTCTTTTCTATAGTGCTGCTGCGCTTGAGTAGGATTGAGACTGCCATAGTTACGACACCCAGAGCTGGTCAGAAATTTGCTTGAGGAGTGCGTTCGTTGGCATATCGACCGGGGCTCCGACCCACCAGGCCACAGTGGCGATGGGAGCGTTCCACTGCTGGGGGACAAAACTGGTGCCGGTCACAATGGGACCGCCGACGGCGAAGCAGCCGTTCTGGTATCCAGTGTTGAAAGAGAGAGGTCCATTCGTAAGTGCGCCCCCGTTCACCGAGTACTGGATGTTGGTTCCGGGCCCACGGTCGCAGTAGAGGATGACGTTCTTGTTCCCAGTGGAGTATGCGATTTGCAGGTCGACGCTGGTTCCGTTGCATCTCGCGAACACGGTGTTGTTTGCACCGTTGCGAATGATCTGTAAGCTCTTCCCTCCCACGAAGTTGTTGATCGCAGGCCCGAACTCGCAGATATACCCGTTGTTCGGCACTCTACCCGCTTCGCCGCTGAACACGGCCATTACCCAGCAGGCGTTGCCGTCCTGCCTGGTGACTGTCGTGCCGTCGAGCATCACACGACCCTGATAGTCAGTCAGCGCAGTCGGAGCGTAGGCACCACCGCAGTCGCCACCGTACAAAGAGTAGAGTACAGGAGGCCCGTCTGTCTCAGTTGTGTCTCCCTGGAGATGGCGAGTGCCGACCTGGTCGTACCAGCGAGTCATCGTGGCGTACCAACTGCCGGTGTTGGCACTGTTGTTGCTGGTCCAGATGAGGGCATTCGTCCAAGGTTTACTTGTCCACAGAGGTACCGGAATCAGATTCCTGTCACCGAGTTGCGTATCGAAACTGAACGCGAGAGGGCTGCTAGTGTTAGTAAGTTGTTTCTGCGTCGAGTAAATGTGGACTCCGGTCGTGCTCGGCAGCAGGTCGAACGGCAGCGCTGGGTTCATGGGCACGCCGACCCACCCATTGGCTCCAGTGAAAGTCTTGAGCGAGTTCTGTGTCGTGTCGAGCCACATCTCGCCTAGGGAGTTGCCAGCGAAGCCAGCAGGTGTGGCATTCGGCGCAGTCGTGCCAACGTGCACCGGGCCAGCTTTCGACAGGGCACCACCAGCGTCCTTGAAGAAGATGCCGGGGGATGCTGTGTTGGTGTTGAGCGCTAGTTCGCCGTCAGCGAGGAGGGCGGGATCGGGTCGTTTGTTGGCGACTGCGCTGCGTTTCAGGAAAAAGTTTGCCATAGTTATCAAATCAGGGCATGCATCTGAGACGCCAAAGATTGCATAGTCGCTGCCGTCGGACAGTTGGCTGTGGTACCAACCCAGTAAGCGGCTGTGCAGAGAGCACAGTTCAAGTTTCGCGAGTTAGGCTGATAATCAGCGCCACCAATGTTCACGCCACCGTTGCCAATGATGTAATCTTGGTTTCTTGAGGTGTTGCCAGCCACAAGTGCGGAACCGTTGATGCTCATTTGAACGTTACCCGTGCCGTTGTCGTAGTAGAGAAGTGTGTTTTTGGCGTACTGCGTCGTGTCACAAACGATGTTGTTGTTGAACATGTACGGGTCGGTGCCATCCACTCGCCTGGCGATAAGCAGGTTGCTTCCTGTTCCCCTCTGAATGGTGACAGACCCGTTTCCGTAAGTGTTTTCTGAGGACCACAGCTCCATGACGATTTGGCCGTTGTTGGTGTTGGGGGCAGAAAGATTGAACTGAAGGATGCACCAGAACGCTGGCCCCTGCTCAGTCGCCTGAGGAATGGTCGACTGGAGATCTTTCCAGTACCGAGTGGCATTGTCCGCATTGGAGGGCACTGGACCCCACAGGTTTCCAACGAGCGGTGTCCCCGTGATTCCGGCAGCGGGCCAGTACCAGGGAACGTTGCCGACCAGAGTGCGGTTGCCGGTTTGATCGAAAAATCGTTGACACGTGGAGTCGCTTTCGCCATTGACGATGGTGGCGGGCCAACTGTTCTGAATGGTGTTGTTAGTCGACGCTGGAACGTAAACCTGCTGGTTCGGCGCGTTCGCCGTCTGGATGCAGCATGTGAACCCCGACCCGACCTTCGCTGTGGACGAAATCGAAACCCACTGCCGGGTGCTCCAGACATGAAGAGGAGTCTGCACCCCTGAGAGAGACCCGAGCACTCTGCTGCTGGTGCCAGGTGCGGCGGCACGGTACCACGAGGAAGCACCACGAACGTTCAGCCAGGGACCAGTCGTGTCGAGCCAGGTGGAACCGACTGTCGGGTTGACCGGGGCAGCCACAGACTGCGTGGCCGGACCCACTTTGACTAAGGACCCAGCGGAGTCCTTCAGGAAGATTCCGGGGGAGGATGCATTGTTATTGATATTGAGCTCGCCTTCGGCCAGATTGCCGACTGTCGGCTGGGCGTTGGCCGTTGAACTTCTTCGAAACAAGAATGAGACTGCCATGATTTACACCGATGCGTGAAGAGAAACGGCAGCGGCCAACAGCGATGCCTGTGTGGGCATACCTGCGTTATTGCCAACGTAGTAAACGCAAGCGGAGATGGGGTTGGCGTTGCCGAAGTTGTTGGCAGCGATTGCGTCTCCGGAGTTCCTTCTTCCTAAGAACATTCTGGAGTCAGTGTAGTTCGAGTTGGAGGAAACACCGGACTCCAGGAAGGCTGTCCACGCACCACCGTTGAAGGAGTAACGAAGGACTGTGCCGTCGTCGTAGACTGCGAAGGTGTTCTTGTTGTTGTCGCCGGTGTTGAAGGCCAGGGCAGCGGTGGTGCGAATGCTCGTGGCTCCGGAGATGCCCCTGTAATAGGTGATGTTACCGGCCCCCCTGTTAACGTCGATAGCGACGGAGGCATTCCCCCACGCGCCGTCCGTTTGTGTGAAGGTCATGAAACGACGACCATTCTCAGTGGCGCCGTTCAGACCAAACTGGCAAGTTATCCAGAAGTTCGTTCCAGTGGTTCCCCCACCGACAGCGTCTATCCACCCGCGAGAGATGTTGTCAGTGTAGCAGCAAGGGGCGAAGAGGGAACCGACTCTCCACCAGTTGCCGCTGCCTACCACGTTGACAGTGGCGCCGCCGAATCCAAAGATGGCGCCACTGTTGAGTGCTGAGATAAGAGTCCGCTGCCGAGTCACCTGGTCGATGAGTTGGTAGCAGTGGCAGTAGTCCTCGACTGCGTTAAGGTTGTAGGTCGTCAGGTTGCAAGCAGCTGCGGATCCACCGCCACCACCGGCAAAGTTGCAACCGGGGTTGGTGGTGGCGTTCGACGTCATGAACGTGAACGGTAGCTGACCGACGACGGGGTCAGTGTAAAGGTTGTTCATCCCCCAGGCGTGCTTAGGACTCACCTTGGTTCCCGATGCATTGACAAGGTTATCGAACGGGAGAGTCTGGTTCAAGTCGGGAAATGTCGACCAAGCTCCGGTACTTACATTGAGCTTAGGCGCAGAGCCGGTCTGCAACCAAAACTCTCCGACCGTTGTTCCAGAGGATCCAACCGGATTTCCGTTGGGCGTGTTTGATGATACTTGAGCAGGTCCCAACTTCGAGATGGTGGTCCCGTTACTGTTCTTCAGGAACAGGCCGGGTGCCACTGCTGCGGTGTTAAGGGCAAGCTCTCCGAAGTCTATTTGAGTCGTGTCGGGACGTTTGTTCGCGACTGCCGACCGTTTTAACAAAAAATTGGCCATGAGGATAAGGGTCCCCCCAAATAATCAGCCGAAGCTGTTTCTCTCAAGGGTTTTACCCTCGCCTTCAGGTCTGAGCGTCAAGTTGCTCCGCCATCGCAACGAGTGCTGCCCAAGTCGGAGAGTTGAACCGGCTGCCAACCCAGTAGGCAACGGTGATAATCGGGTTGTTCACTCCCCAATTCTTGGCGTTGTCCACCGTTGCTGGACCGCCGATAGTGATGTTGCCAATGCTGTAGTCGCCAGCGAGGTTGACGAAACCGCTGTCGGTCACACCGTTTATCCACGCTTTGACAGGGTCGGTGCCGTTCCCAGGGTCGTGGACGAGCAGCGTGTTCTTGGATCCCAAACCGGGGTTCACCGTAAGAGCGTCGGTGTAAGGGAGTGTAGAGAGTGGCCCATTTCGGTAAAACTTGACGGTGTTCGTGGAACCCTCTCTCTTGATGTGCACTGACCCGTTCGTCGGTGTGAAACCCGGACCTGTGAACTCCAGAAGGTACCCGTCCGGAACGACATTCCAAGCACCAAATTGAACAACGCACCAAAATGCTCGACCGATTCCAATCACGTCCGGCGTCCGGGCAGTCCTAAAGGGAGAGTTCCGAAGCGTAGAGAACTGGGGTCCATAGCTGATACCCACTGAAGCGGGTACTTGGCCAGCCACAAAGACACCGCCCTCGCCGACCAGGGTCCGCAATTCCTCGGTCTGCGAAAACCACTTCGTCATAGAGGTGGAGGTGGAACCTGCATCGATGGCCAGCAGGTAGTTGTTTGTTTTGTTGGGGTCGGTGAAGGGTGGCAGAGTCTGCAGGGAATCAGGGTACTGCGACGCCACGAAAGCGCCAACATTGTAAGACGAGGGGTTGGTGTTCACCTGCCTCATCGACCACGAGCAGATTGGTTGGCAAGCACCCTGCAGAGGGAAACTAACAGTGGAGGGTGTAAACTGAGACTGTGCCCATCCGCCGCCAGTGTAAATCTTGAAAGTGTTGTCTCGTGTGTCGTACCACATTTCACCGAGGGAGTTCCCCGAGAAACCCCCTAGTGGCGGAGTCTGGTTTGGTGCAGTGCTGCTGACTTGAACCGGACCAACTTTGACCAGACCGGTGCCAGAGGCAGTCTTGAAGAACACCCCTGGATACAAATCGGCATCGTTGACTGCTACCTCACCGAAGGCAAGGGCGCCGGGTTGTGGTCGTTTATGCTCTGTTGACGACCTTTTCAGCGTGATTGTCAAGGCCATGGTCGTCCTCAGAAGCTGCCGCCGTCAACAGTTCCCGTGTACCTGAGTTGGTTCCCAGCAGGGTTGACTTCGAGCATTTGACCGGCAGTTCCGATGGGGAGAACACCTGGTCCTGGCCCAGTGGTGAGACCCTGGAGGATAGTGCCTGGCTGGGCATACTCACTCTGACCCACCTCATTGAGAACGGTGCTCAAGAAGTCGTACGTAATCGCAGTGGTCGGACCAACGGGGTCAAGGACGTCGTCCGCGATAAACACCGGACCCCTTTGGGTGGCGCTGGTTGGAATGCCGAGAAGAGTTTGGGGGGAGACGACTAAGGAAGCCTCTGACCCCGCATTGACTTGCTCCTGTGTGGCGTATCGGGCGAGTCCGGACAGACTGGTGCTTGCGATTCTGCCGTTTAACGTGGACGGCGTAACAACCTTGAAGTCATTCTCACCAATGTTGACCTCCAACTGAGTCGCCAACAGAGCCAGACCCGGACTGAACTCGCTTGCCTCCAGAGAGGACAGACCGAGAGGCGTCACAGCGATAGTATCGTCCGTGCCCGCCTGAGTCTCCCCAGGTTCTGCGAGGCGCACGATGCCCTTGACAGTGGTGCTGGCATCGGGTACCGAGGATGAACCGATGGGAATGTACTCCCAAGCAGTGCCACTGCACACATACCAGTCGCCAGGGTTGACCGTGTCAGGTGTGCCACCGGGGGGAGTGTAGACTCCAGCAGTGTCGACCACCACGAAGTAGCTGGTAAGACCAGCAGCGGCAGCAGGCAGGTCAGCACCGACAGTGAAACCTTTGGCAGCACCTGCGGTGGTCACCGTGCTCACTTTGCCGGTGTTACCGTTCAGTGTCCCTGCGAGTGTGAGTCCGCCACTGATAGACAGGTTGTTGATTTGAGTTTGGAGAGCAGCGCCAGCACTCGCAGTCAGAGCAATGGTGTCATCATTGAGAGCCAGAGAGTCTGTCAGTGCGACAACACCAGGAGTGCCGATGGCGCCATCTGCGACACTGATGATTGAGTTGCTATCAACGTTAATGTTCTGGCCGACCTGAAGTATGCCTGCCTGGCCAACAGAACCGGAGTTGACGCTGACGATACCAGCGGTGGCCGTCAGACCCGTGCCAGGTTGCATGACACCAACCGTGGTCGCAGAAGCGATGGCGACGCCGATGATGGCGTTGGTCGTGCCGATGACGCTGATGGATCCGGATCCCGCGATCGTCTCCACTCCACCCGGACTGGGGAGAACCCACCGGACGCCAGTGGCAGAGGCAGGGTCAGCAGTCAGTACTGTTCCTGGCCCACCGATGGCAACGTTGACTGGAACGCCAGCGCCGGAAGCAGCCAGGATGGCGCCTTTCGCCGGATAGGCACCCGTGAGGACGGGCGGAGTGGCGTAAAGAGTGGGAGGAGCGTTGAGGCGACCGAAGGCATCGAAGGAGACACGACGAACATAGTCGTAGCTAGCAGCGGCGATACCAACGGTTGCGAGACCGATCGTGCCTGTGTCGATGATGCCAGTCGCGGGGTTGGTGACAATACCGACGCCTGCCGTGACCTCGGAGACACCGCCACCACCACCACCACCACCAGTGACGTTCAGGTAGTTACCAGAAACTGCGAGACCTGACCCAACAATCAACAGACCTGTGGGCGTGTTGAGACCGAATGTTGGCGGCCAGTAGAATGGCGAGTTGGGGATGGGGATTAGGAAACTTGGGGGATTAGGCAGCGACATGAGGTCTCCGAAGGCAGGGATATCTGTGGCGCAAAAGCGAGTTGTGAAAAAGTTGAGGACCCCTGTAGAAACAGGGGCCACGTTTATCGTTGTGTGGTTTTACCCTACCCTGACTCGATTTTCTTTGCCGTGGGGAAGGCCACGTGATTTTTGTTTGAGGGTGAGACTCCCGGCGCTGAGTGCACCCAATTCAGGGTGAAGAGGGTCTTCCCACTTTTGGGCAGCCACTTGTTTTCCTCTTTCTCGGCGTTCTTCTGTTGGGATGCCGCAGATGCCAACTCCGAGCTCTTTAGATCGGGCCCCACCTTTCGCCGCTCCCTTTAGACCGCACCTGCGTTGATAATCGGGGTCTTCGGCTATTCTTTTAGCGATAGCAGCGCGACCCCCCCTAGCAAGTCCTTCCTTGGTTCTTTTTGCCGCGTTCTTTTTGTTTCGTTCGCTCAAATAAACGGGGTCGTCTGAGTACATGCCCTTTTTCTCAGCCATAAGTTTAGCAGTGCTCCTCCTTCCATTCTCCCTGGCAACCTTTAATGAGACGCCCGTTCCAGAACACCCCTCATTGAGACAACAAGGGTTGTTAAGATCGGGACGAATTAAACGGTCTTCTACCAAGTTAGCCTGTTTCCATCCTTCATCAGAGTAAGGGAAACACTCTAGCACTTGCTTTTCAGCGTCGTAAAAATCCCAGGCCCACTTGTTTGTGCTAGGGGATCCCCAGTACTTTTCGTCGAAGACCCTTTCCTTGTGGACACCCCAGTAGAAGTATGAGGTGCCCGGAAAGGTGATTTTGTAAGTGTAGATGCGCGGTTTCACAGTGTTGGTGCAACTGCAGTTGTTTTACCCTTCAGTAGGGGCCAGCCTAAAATCCACCGGCGTCGAAGCTGACAACCGTTTTTAGCTGACCCGTGCTCAGGTCAACCACAACTCCCAACTGATTCGCAGCAGTCACAGTCGAGGTTGTCTGCAGCGGAGTGGAGAACAGGTTTCCTGTCAGAGTTCCACCAGACTTGGGCAGCGCCGCAGCAGCCAGATCGTAAGCAACCTTGACCGAGTTGGGTGTCGCAGCCGTTGTGGCAGAGGTTGAGGCAACGGAGTTGGTGAGTTGCAGCACACCGACTTCGGAGGTTGATCCCGTCGAGACACTGACGATAACGTTCGCCGGGTCTGTGGAGTTCACAGTGACAGGAGCGACGCCAGCCACTGTGTCAACGGTTCCCCCACCGCCACCGCCACCTGCGGTCCAAGTGAGCGGTGAGCCAGGACCGTTGGAGGTTAGGACCTGACCGGCAGCACCGACGCCTGAGGGCAGAGTGATCGGACCGGCAAGAGACAGTGAGCTGACTGTGCTCAGCAGGTCGATAGAACCGAAGCGAGCCGGTGTATCAATCAGAGCGCCTTCCAGCAGCGAGTTAGCCTTGTCGAACGTGGAGTCGTCAAGAATGAAACTACCATTGAGGTTGAGGCGAGCAGCAGCGCCGGAGGGAGTGTAGAACTGGCTATTGCGCAGGAACGCAGTGGTTCCGAGAGCACTCGTAACGGCAGCGTTAGTCTCGCCAGTGGCAAACACGTTGCTCGTGTCGATAACAGTTGTCCCCAGGGTGAGAGTGACAGCACCGACGACAGGGCAACCGCTGGCAGAGAAGACACCAGCAGCGTTGTTGATAGTAACAGGACCGATGCGACTATCGTCAACGTTGAAATAACCTGCACCCGTGATGTTCAGGGAGGACAGATTGGCCTCGACATCGAAGAACTGAGAGTAGCCATTGCCTGACTTGGTAAAGACGACGCCAGTATTGAGTGTGCACTCGTCAAGGTAAACTCCGCCAGCACCGCTGTGAGTGATGTTGCCAAAGAACAGAACACCCGAGACGCGAACGCTGGAGGAGGCACCCGTGAAGGCGACTGTGCCGTTGATGGTGGCACCGGAGCGGTTGGCACCCACGATGTCCAGGTTGAGGTCCGTAGCACCGATGGTCAGGTTCTCGGTGTAGGTGCCCTGGTGAAGCACAATGCGCTCGCCAGTGTTGCCAGCGGCGGTGAGAGCACGACCGATGGTCAGGAACGGTTGCTCTTCCGAACCAGTGCCGTTGGTGTCGTCACCGCCCACCGGGTCAACGTTCCACTCTTTGCTGTACTTGTGGAAGTTGGCACCGGAAGTGCGAGTGTAGCTAATGGGGTCGGTGCCGATAGTGTTGACGGTGGTGTACTGGGCGTAGGAAGTGCCACCATTGGTCGTTCCGTTGGAGACGAAGTACAGTGCGCCGTTGGGCAACTCGGCCGTAGAGTCAGCGTTGCTCGCACGGGTCAGCAGGGTTGTAGTCGTCCAGACGTAGACGCCGTTCTGGAAAGCGGAGGCCTGGTTCTTAACTAGAACTCGGTCGGTAGCACCAGTGCGAGCAACACCGTCGATGGTTGCCAGAGCAGTCCCAAGTGTCAGTGTGGCGCCGACGCCAGCAGTGCCGTTGTTGTAAGTGACGACCCCTGGAATGGCGACTGTGGTGGCGACTCGGACAGCGTCCTGAGGGCGAAGACCGCCAGAGATCTGGTCGACGTAGAACTTCGAGGTCGGCGACTCGGGGGACGAGGGGATAGGGTTGCTGCCGTTGAGGAAGATCTCGCCGGAGAAGGTGCCACCCGAGATGGGCATCGCAGCAGCAGCCAGGTCGTAGGCAGCCTTGACAGCGGTGTCGGTGGCGGCGACTGTGGAAGTCGCAGTGTTGGTGGCGTCGGAGAGTTGAACCGACCCTTTGACCAGCAGGGTACCGTCCTTGGTGTTGACGACGTTGTATCCACTAGGTTCACCTTCCAGCCAGTAGTAGGAGATGCCAGTGTCGAGAGCGACGTAAAGCGTCTCAGGAACACCTAGCGCAGGGAAGGAACCGAAGTTGGCAAACTGGGCCACCCCACCAGCGGGGGCGTCACCCGGAGTGATCCACTCGAGAGCGGAACCAGTGGAACTGAGGACTTGACCCGCAGCACCGACGGTGCCCAGTCCGTCCAGAATGCCCGCACCCGGTTTGATATTCATCGCGCTGTCGCCCGTCAGCCAGGAAGCTGTGGAGTTAGGGGCGATGACGAGTTGACAGTTGGCAGTGGCGTCTGTAACAGCAGCACCGAAACCTACGGCCACGTTGTAGTTGCCGCTGGTGGCGTTGCCAGAGCAGGCACCCAGAGCGACGTTGCCGATGCCAGTGGTCAGAGCGTTGTTGGCGCTGAAACCGACGCCGGTATTAGGGTTCTCGCCATCCTCTGTGCTAGCGAAGACGACCCCCAGAGCAGTCGGAGTGGCAGTGTTGACGCCAACAATAGGATCAGCGGGGTTCTCGTTGTCAATCGTGATGGGCAGAGTGCCGGAAACGGACTGAACTCCGTCAGCAGCGTTCGTGATCCACTCAATGGCAGTGCCAGTGGAACTCAGGACTTGACCCGCAGTACCGAGGTTGCCGGCTGTGTCGCGAAGACCAGCACCGGGTTGGATGTGCTTGCTAGAGTCGCCCGTCAACCAGTTCTGACCGACGGCAAACGACAGTGCCATTTGGCAGTCGCCGTCTCCGACAGTGGCCTCGTATCCGAGCAGCAAGTTGCGGGAGCCGGTCTGGAGATCTTCACCAGCGTGAGCGCCAATAGCTGTGTTTCCACTGCCATTCACATCAAGAAGAGCATTGCCACCGATGGCAACGTTATCGCTTGACGCACCCGCCGCGAAAGCCATGGCGAAACTGCCGATGGCCAGGTTAGAGTTGCCAGTGGTGAGGGAGCAAGCAGTGCCATCACCGATGGCGACGTTCCTGCACCCCGTCGTGATAGCAGCGAGAGGAGCACAACCGATGGCAACGTTGTCTGCGCCGGTCAGTGTCGCAAACATCCCTGTTCCCAGGGCGACGTTGTTCTTGACTGTCTCTGTGCAACCTAGGACGAGACCGGCGACAGAGGGGGTAGCATTGGGGGCACTGTAAGGTGTGACCCATTGAAGACCAGTAGCACAAGCACTGTTGGCACTGAGCACTTGGTTGTTGGTGCCGATCGAAAGAGCAGAGTAGGCAGAGGCACCCGTGGCAGCGAGGAGATCACCTTTGGTTGCGTAGGCACTCTTGGGGACCGCATCGCCAGCGAGAGTGTTTGCGTCATCTGCCAGGTCGTAGGCACTCTTAACGGCGGTGGAACTGGCTGCAGTGACCGAGGAAGTTGTGGAAACGCTGTCGCTGATGCCCTCAATCGTGCCACCCTCACCATTGTTGAATGTGACCGACTCGCCTGTTGCGATGTTGACAGTCAGTGCATTTAGCTGCCCTGCCATCGTTCCACCGGCAAGTGCCAGGTAGGCAGCGGAAAGGGTGGCGGGAGTGACTGCCTTGGTGGCGTCGGTGCCAGCATCCACTTCGCCTTGAGTAGCGAGTTGAATGACACCGGGGAAGGTTGTGGAGGCGTAGCCTGGCTGATAACCAACGTCCAGGAATTGCCAAACAGCACCATCGGAGAGGAACCAGTCACCGACGTGGGTCAGCGTAGGTGTGCCACCCGTGGGGGTCATGGTGCCGTTGACAGTCACGATGACGAAGAACTCGGCGTTGCCAGCGGCAGCGGCAGGGAGGGCAGCGCCAGGGACGAACGGGGGGACGAGCGCGGCACCGGCACCGGTGACCGTGACCAGCAACCCTGTGGAACCATCAATGGTGCCTGCCAGGGTCAGGTTGCTGGTAATGACCAGGTTGTCGATCTGATCCTGCAGCGCTTTACCTTGAGCAGCGGTCAGTGCCTCAGTCGTCGAGGTCGAAGTTACGGTGTTGACGAGTTGAACGACACCCGATTGCGAGGTCGAGGACGATTTGACACTGATGGTGCCAGAGGACACATCGATGTTGGTGCCCACTTGCACAACACCTTTGGCAGATGTGGTGGCATCTTGAATACCTGCGACGGGGAAGGTCTGACTCGCGTTGAAAGCGATATCGCCAGACATCGTACCACCTGCCTTGGGCAGGGCAGCATTTGCCAGGTCGTAGGCAGTCTTGACTGCGTTGGCAGTCGCTGCTTGAGCAGTGCTCGTGGAGTTGGTCGTGTCGTTGAGTTGAACAACACCCTTAGCGCCAGTCGTGGCGTCGGCGACGCTGATGACACCGTTCTCGACGTCGATGTTCGTTCCAACCTGAACGACACCTTTCTGAGCATCTGTCGCGTCCTGAATGCCAGCGACGGGGAATGTCTGACCGGAGTTGAATACGATGTCGCCGGTCATCGTGCCGCCTGCTTTCGGCAGAGCGTTATCAGCGGTGGTCTGAGCAGCACCAGCAGCGTCGTATGCCGACTTGACTGCACTCGGAGTGGCGGCGAGCGCGTCGGAGGTAGAGTCAGTGGCGTTGCTCAGACGGACCACGCCTTTCTGCAACAGGGTGCCGTCCTGAATATCGCCAACGGGAAGCGTCTGGTCTTCCGCGAAGGTGATGACCCCAGTCATCGTACCACCAGAGAGGGGCAGAGCGGCGTTGGCCAGGTCGTAAGCAGTCTTGACGGAACTGGGAGTCGCTGCTTTGGTTGTGTCCGTACTGGTGACGGACGTCTCAAGGACGACGATGCCAGCAGTGGTGGTAGTCGCAGTGGGTTGCGTGCCGGCGAAGACGATGTCGCCGGTCATCGTGCCACCTGCCTTGGGTAGAGCAGCGTCGGCGGTTGCCTGGGCAGCGGCAGCGTCAGCCAGCGCCTGGGTGGCGTCGCCCTGGGCAGCGGCAGCGTCAGCCAGCGCCTGGGTGGCATCGCCCTGAGCAGTGTTGGCAGTTTCTTGTGCCTGAGTGGCGTCGAGAGCGGCAGAGTTGGCAGTGTTCTGAGCGGCCAATGCGTCGGCGAGTGCCTGAGTGGCATCGGTGCCAGCGGTGACTGCAACGTCGTAGGCAGACTTAACTGCGCTTGCTGTGGCAGCGAGAGTCGTGCTGGTGGAGTTGGTCGCGGCGCTCAGTTGGACAGCGCCCGCGACTGAGGTGGAAGCAGCGTTGATTCCGACGACCGGGTTAACAGGGTCGGTGTTGTTGACAGTGATGGGCGAGGTGCCAGACACGCTGTCTACGGAACCACCCCCGCCACCACCACCTGTGACCCAGGCAGTCGCGCCAGTGCCAGGGTCGGTCAGTGCCAGGACCTGGTTGATGGTGCCAGCGACGAGCGGAGAGGAGACTTTGGTGCCTGCAAACTGGTAAGTAATCTTGACTGCGTTGGCTGTGGCAGCGACGAGAGCAGAGTTGTCGGTGGTTGAGTCGCTGAGGCGCAAAACACCAGACTGAGTGGTGCTGCCAGTGCGGACAGAGACAACAGGATTGGCAGGATCGGTGTTGTTGACAGTGATGGCATTGCCAACGGGGGCAGTGACGCTGTCTACGGACCCACCGCCACCGCCACCGCCGCTACCCCACACGAGGCGATTTTGAGCGGCATTCCAGGTCGGGACCTGACCGTTAGTCGGGGATCCGCCGTAGTAATTGGGTGAGATGAGGAAGGGGTTGTTGCTGGCAGCGGTGAGGGGGAACGAGAACCACCCTTGACCAGCGACGCCGGGGTTGGAGGTGCCGGTGAAGTCTGTCTTGAAGTTGCTGCCGTTGCCGATGTAAATGATCTTGTCTGCCATGTTATAGCAGACTTGCCCCGGTTGGAGAGCGAGAGGTTGCTCACCGGGGGTGAAAGAGCGTAGATTTAGGACTTGTACGGACATGGTGAGAACTTCAGGAAAGGGTACCGCAATCGATGAGAGAGATTTCAGAAGCGTCGTTTATTGTTACTCCTGCGCCGGAGCGGACGTAACCGTTGTCTTTCAGGTACGCCGTAACGGTACCGTTTACCCACCCGACAGTGACGAACGCTGCCGGATTGTTCGGAACTTCTGCTTGAAGGTAAATCGGTCCTTCAAACACCCCGCCATTTTGGTCGATGCTGTCGGTGGGATAGGGGACAACTGCCACCCACTGTGAACTGTTTAAGTCTTTGTAGTAGATGTTTAGGTTACTCGTGACTGTAGAGTACCACAGAGAACCATTGATCGGGTTTGCCGGAGGGGACGCCGACACGAACACAGGTGCGGAAGTGGGGGTCGTAACCTGGGTAGCAACCCATGATGTTCCATTCCACTTGAAAGTTCTGCCTGTGTTAGAATATACCTGCCCTAGAGCAGGATTTGGAGGAAACGTCAGTGCTGCCATTCGCCCTGGAGACTTCTTTGAGAGGTTTTACCCTTTCTTGTTGCGACCCTGCGGTAAACCTCAGGGGAAGGTATTTTCTTGACCCCAGTTGATGCCACCCGCGTCTGTCGGGTATGTGATTAACGGGGTTCCTCCCGTCAAATCCTGAGCATTTGCAGTGGTTAACCAGTTCGGGAACGTGTTATTTTGACCTACCGAACCGAATCCTGCCCTGTAGTCGGGTGTCAGATCCCCCGCAGTGTCGGTTGAAAAACCTGAAAAACCCTTACCACTCACACTATTGTAACGTTGCGGTGTCCGCCACGAACGCATGATACCTTCGGGAGTGTCAATCGCTGAGATGCCTGCCCCTGCTCGCGCAGCAGTCATCTTCATCTCTGCGTCGAGAGTCTTGAGCGCTACTTCGTAGTCCTTGTAGACGTCATCGCGACGACGCACCGTGTCGAGGTAGTACCGAGCGATGATCATCGCAGTGCGACGACGACTGCTGGTGATTAAAAGTTTCCCAGATTTACCTGACTGCTCAATATAGCTGTCAATTAGCGCATTCGCGTCCTCAATCGCCAGTCGCAGTTTTGCCACGTTGACGGTCGTCGCCGATGCATCATCAATGTTCGTGAGTTGGACCGCTTCCTTAAGACCGTACGCCATGATAAAGTCGTCCGGCGAGGCACTGCGAGGGTCAGACTTGCCGGGGGTGGCGACACCCGACCGGTTGTAATAGGGGTACCCCACCCCGGATACGGTCGCCCCGAGGTTAGAGTTGGCACGGGTGTTGTCGGTCTTCTCGTCAGGCGCTAGTTGATTGCGACCAGGGATTCTATAAAATGCCCTGACAGCATTGCGCTTGCGAACGACGTCGTTGGCAGTCGGCGGAACCGGACCCCGGAGGCACTGTTTCAGATCGAGTGGCGGTTCGTAGGACACGAAAATCTCGTCCCACGGCGACAGAAACGTTTCCAAACCGAGAGTCAGCATCGTGTCCGATGAGTACACCATCGTCGACACAGTGTGCTGACCATAGCACACAGTGAAACTCGACAGGGGCACCACGACTGTTGTGTCGAGGGGTGCGTCGAACCAGAGTATGACTGTGCCAGGGGTTGGCACTGTGACTTCTTTGATACCAGGGATTGCCATAACTTCAGGTGTACAGATAGTCGACTGGGGAGTTGGTTAGCGGAACGAATCTCTCCGAGACCCAGAATGCGTAGGCGCTCTTGTCTACTCGAAATGTGTATCCCTTCCGCACACTGTACAGGCACTGGGTGATATAGTTGGACGCCACTCTCAGAGGCATCTCATCTCGCCAGTTTACAGACCAGTCATCAATCGTGATCAAGTTGCCCACGATGGTGTAGTCAATCTGCCCCACAATATGTCCCCCTCGCTGCTCAAAGTTGGCGTAAGGCGGATTACTGTAGTCAAACGTCTGAGAAGTCCGGGTGTACAACTCGCCATCCCACTTGACTTGCACATAGCGATGCTGCTCTGGCGGGTTGTCCAGATACAAGAAGTCCTGGCAGATCCACTCTGGATTCGCGATACCAGGGCGACGTATTGCCATGCTCCTCGGGACCTTTGAGTGGGTTTTACCCCGTCAGTACGCAGCGAGCACCATGTGGTTGCCCGAGATTGTCCTGATGACTTTCGGTCGGAACGTGATACCCTCGACGACGATCGGTTTGTCAAACGTCGCAGTCTGGTTGAATCTCACTGTCTGAAGAAACACCCCTGGCGGGTGAACCTCGAACCCATCTGTGGTAAACCGACTCTCACCCAGAGTAAACTCCTCGCCTGCTGAAACCTTTTGTGTAGCGTACAATGACTGATAAACGGTGAGGTCTTGGACGACACCGAGCGACTGGTAGAAGACTGGTGCCATCGGGTTTGTGGCACTCTGTCCAAATCCGGGAACGTTGACGAATCCGGGGTCGTAATCCTGAACGAAGGTCATGGTTTGGGTGGGCGAGGGAGCGAGGATAGGACAGTCTTGATGAACGCCTGCGGGTTCAGTATCTTGGCGAGCAGTCCTTTGGTGCTCTGCGGGATAAACGAGGCGATGGTGCTCTGCGAGTTGGTGCTGACGTACTGCGTCGGATCTTCAACACTCAGACCTTTTGTGATCGCAGCGAGCAGTTCCTTCTGAGCAGTCTTGAGCGCCTGACCGGCGAAGTTAAGACCTGGCACGGACGACGTCGCTGCTGAGATGTTCGGTGCGTACGAGGTGGTGAACGACCCTGCCACGTTGTCGGTGTATCCGGTCTCTCGAACGAATGACAGTGCTGTGATCTGATCGAGCAGAGCAGGTTCGATGGTCGGCAGAGGTTTGGCGTCGCTCATGGGTGCGGGCGACCAGGCAGCATCGGCACCCCAAGGGTTGCCACGAGGGGCAGTGCCATACGCAGTCGGTTTGCTCATCTCCTGGTGACTGGTGACGAACACGTGGTCCCAACTCGATGCTGCTTGAGCAGGCGACGGTCGGTTGCCCGAGGAGTCGACTTGACCGGTGACGTCGTTCGCCCCTGCGTGTCCGTGGGCAAGGTCGGAGTGGCGGACCCAGGTGTACTTGCCGTCGCGTCGGAGACAGACGCACACCCAGTCGGAGTTCATGGGTCCTCCCTCCTCGACGACCATACACCCGAGGTTGTTGGCACTCGGGGGTGGAAGTTTGCCTGCTTCGTACACAGGAAGGCGAGTCATGCTGCTGTTGTTCGGTATGACCATCTCTTTCGCTTTATCCGCCACGAGAAGTTGTGGATCGTACACCACGTCCTGCAGCATGGCGTATTGATACTGACCAGAAGAAGCGACAATGTTGACTCTCTTGCCTACGAGTCCGGCAGGTTGACGACCCTCAAATGCAGGGGAAACGTCAATCCAGTGCGACTGATCAGGTTCCTCTCCTACTCGCCGTTCTGCGTACTGCCCGCCCCCGGTTAGTTGTGGAATGTCGGGATTGAAGTCATCGAATATCACCTTGACGCGACCCTGGTTCTTGGGGTCCTCCACAGAAACAACAGTTCCCCTAAGTGTGCCTCGAGGTAACCCCGCAAATCGCGACGTTGCCTCGTACGCTTCCATCGCTGCCGCCAGATTTTGAACTAGCGGAATAGTTTTCAGCAGAGGGTTGGTCATTATTCTTTGAACTCAGAGAAACGAGGCACATTGCGTGGCGTCCGTGTCTGCTTCGCCTCGAACACGGGGAACACGCGAGTCAGTGCGGGTGCGGGTGCTTCCTCTGGTGGGGGTGCTGGCTTGGGGTCCGGTTCCACCTTCGACTCCGGCACAGAGGGCACCTCCTCAACCACGACTGGCAATGCGTCAGTCTCTGTCTCTGCGACTTCCTCAGTCGATGTGAATCCTAGTGTCTTGCGTCGTGTCGTCATTGTGTGGTTCTCTCTTCGTGGTTTTACCCGTGGGTTATGGCATGTGCTGCGATCGATGTGTTCGATCGATCGATGCATCGAGCACATGTGCTGCGATCTATCGAGGCAACAAGTACCCTGTCCTTCCTTGCGAAACAGGGTAACGCCAAGCGATCTCCTGCAAAGGATCAAAGAACCCATCCTCTGCGGCACTCAGATCAGCAATGAAATACGCATACCCAACCTTGAAATGATTGGCATCGACAGTGTATGTCTCGATAGCATTCTCGCATGTCGGCGGATATTTGTATATGCTGGCATCCCAGATCGGTGCGGTCATCGGTTCTGCTGCGCCATCTTCCAGATCAGACACCAAGAACCCCGAGAGCATCGTGCACGGTCCAGAACGCAGGTACATCCCTTCCCAGTCGCCATATCCCTCGCCCAGTTTCGCGGTGGTGTCTGCTCTTCGGTTGTGCAGGGGGTCGTAGTCAGTCAGAGTCGCCTCAGCAAACTCGTCAAACGGCAAATCAACAGTCGGGTAAGTGTTCGCGTTGGCGTAGTCGTCGGTGGTAGCAAACCCGTAGGCAATGTTCGAGTACAGGTACGGTTCTGCGTAGATATATTCCAGGTTGACAGTGTCCAAACCAAAAAGTACAACCTCCTCGTAAACCTCGGGCACCGACTCTGGGGAGGGGCACCGCATAAACTCGGGTTCAATCGTCGATCCCCAGTAACCAAAGTCCTGGCAGATGAGGTTGACCTTCTGCCACACCTCGTCGTTCCTGCCGTAGGTGGGCGGGAGGCGAACAAAGTACCTCTCCCAATTATCCGGTCCTGGACCTGTGTTCAGGTCGGCACGGAGGGGGTTGGCGTAGGTGTCTTGCGCCAGGTGTTGCACTGTGTTGACCACCTGCAGATCCTGCGCCTTCCACAGTCGCAGAGGAGTCTCGCAGTCGTAAACGTTGGGACTGGCGTAGAGTGCCAAACCACCGTACACCAGGTCTGAGACGTTGTGGATGTACTGCTGGGTGACAGTGTCAGAGATGGAGATGGTCGGCAGGTTGCTGAGAGCAGACTGCGTCCTCGCAACAATCTCAAACTCGTATGTCCCTGTGCTAGGCGACTCGGTGTAGGTGACACGGTAGTCGTCGGTCTGCACAGAGACGCCACTGGTCAGACGGACTCCGTCGCAGTAGAAGTACAGGACTCCGAGGTTGACCGTGGGGTCGGGTGCCGCCAGGGGGTCGTTCGTGTTGACAGACACCCAGGTGTCGTCGTACCGGATGGAAGCAGCACGAGTTGCCTCGTCGGGGTTCCCCCAGTCCCACCACATGGAACCTTGGGGGTACTCGGTGTCGGGAAACAGACGGGTGGCGGCGATGAACCGGAGCAAGTTGAACGTGGGGGTGACACCGTCGTCAGGAGGGATACGATAGTCAACCTCCACCCAGTTCGAGCAGGTGGCGTTCTGATAGTACCAGACTGCGAGAACACCAGTCTCGTTGTTCCACCATATATCTCCCTGCTGCGGGTTGCCGGGTGGCTGTGAGTATATCGGCACTCGTTGATAGTAAACGTAGTCCAGCAGGTCGTTGAACGACAGCGACCGCACAACAGGTTGCAGGAGAACAGATCGTGCCTCGTCAAATCCGTGGACACTCAGCGAGTCAAACGCGAGATTGAATGGCAGGGCACCACCTTTGTTGGACCAGGCACCGAGGAAGTTTTGTAGGACGTTTCGGGTGTTCCAGTCAGTGGGATCCACCCACGGTTGTACTTTGACCTCGAGCGTCTTGGATACCTGTGTGCTTGTATCAGAGTAGTCCCACACCAGGGTCGCTGTCAGACCTACTTGGTCATGCGACAGGTTGGCGGGGACGTCTAGGTACCACGATTCCCGCACAACGTCCCACACAGGTTGCACTGTGGTGACCGAGTCGGAGCAGAGGAGGTAAACGGGGACGTTGAACCAATACCGCGATCCTGCCATCAGAATGGGGAATGCGTACGGGAGTGTGTTGCCGGTGTCCCACCCAGGGTACAGCACCAGACTGTCGCCGGAAACACCGACACGGAAAATGGCGTCGCCAGCGATGCCGATGGTCGGTCGATAGAAGGGTGCCGGTCGCACCGATGGCACGTCGACCTTGATCTGACCTGTCGCGGAGAAGTCGGACAGGAACTGGTCAGTGAGTGGCAGAATCAATCGAAGAGTCGGACCATCGTCGATAATGTCTTCGATCGCATACTCATAGTCACCGAGGACAACAGTCTGCCCAGGTTGCAGTCGTGTGTCTCGCTCGACAATTACGGAAGACTCCCAGTTTCTGATTTCAAGGACGCGAGGGATAACGTACGAGTTGTAGACACCGAGAGTGCCACCCTGAAGTTGGCGTTTCTGATCCGGTGAATTAGGCAGATTCCCCCAGTAATTTGGACCGTTGAAACCCAGCAATTGCGCCAACCAGTCTAACTGCCCGTCTACGCGACTTTCAACGAGAGCAACCTGCTCTGCCTGGGTTGTGCTCAGATAATCGGAAGTCTGACGACGGAGTTCCCACTGTTTGGTGTTGAATTCCGCAGTGTACGTCGTCATGCCCTGTTGGTCACACCTTTTCAGTGGTTTTACCCTGAGACTTTAACCCTCAGAGACGTGTCAATACCTCGCGCATTTTGCCAACGAGAAAGAGCACCGGCGTTGGAAATGTGCCCTGTGACAAGGCACATCCACTTTTGAGAAGAGGTGGTTTTGCCACCTTTTGTGCCACCTTTCGCTTGCATACCGGGGGCATGTGCACCAACACCCAACCCTGCTGCTTTTGTGCCACCTTTCGATTGCATGCCAGGGGCATGGAAACCAGCACCCAACTCTGCTGCTGTTTTACCACCTTTCGACCGCACGCCAGGGGCATGGATGCCAACACCCAACTCTGCTGATTTTGCGCCACCTTTCCTTCCGTCCTCCTTCATTTGCTCTGCGGACCTGCCATGAACACCAACACCCAACTCTGCTGATTTTTTGCCAGCACCACTCGAATGCAGGGTTGAGTATTTGTCATAAATGTCCCACAGTTCGAACCATCCAGACACAAATGGACCTTCTGTTAGGAACTGTTTGGCATCCCCTGAGAAGAAACAACACTGCTCATATTCCTTGCTCTGCCACAATCCCTGCACTTGATGATGGTCGTGCAACATCGAGATTGTTGTTTCTCCTTTACCGTTGGGCGCAGGATAATGAGCATCCTCCCACTTCGCCCCCGGAATGAATCCTGCCTCCTCGTAGAACTCAAGGCATTCTTTGACGTAGTCGTGTTGGTTCATATACTCCAGGTCTTTGAATCTATTTTAGGTTGGACTCCGAAGGGTAAACCTCAACCTGCTGCGAGTTCGATGTTCAGTCTCGCCTCTTCATGTCGCATACTTTCAGTTGGAGACATCCACAATGTTGGGTACCCCTTGACTTGTTCGTAAAGGTCAATTAGGTCCTCGTCGAAGGGCAGGGTGATCCAGTTCGCTACCGGCTGATAATCCCTATGCGTCAAATATCTGGCATCCTCCACCCGTGTGATCTGGTAATCATTGTCAATCTCAACGACTGCCAACTGCGCCAAAGTCAGTTCTTTAGGTACCGTATTCTCAGGGTAGATGACGAGTGTTGCACTAGGAATGGGGTTGTCGGGTTGTTTGAGCAGGGTGATTGTGCCCGAGACGGTCAGGGAGGACACTGACACGGATAAGTCAGAAAATGAGACGTTCCACCCAGTGTTGAACACCGGGGACATGTTGAACGCGAAGTACGGACCGGAGGTGTCTCGCGAGACGGCGGTGGTACTCGCGACGACCAACTCGCCGTCAACAACATACGACAAAGTGGCGGTCCCTGAAACAGCAGATGTTGAGGGGCACCGCAAGGTAACATTGGAATATGCGGATCCCAGTTCGCTCTCCCACTGTAGGAATGCGGAGGTCGGTTGTGCGTACGCAGGCAGAAGGGTGTCGTTGTTTGCCCAGAACAGTGGGGAGGTGTTGACGAATGCGTTGACAGGCACATAGCGCCATCCGACGACTCCGTCGGTGCTCGATGTGATGCTCAGGGGTGTACCAGACAGACTGAAATCCTCGACGGTGTACGTCGCCTGGAAGGGTGCGTCATCGAAGAGCAAAGAGTATGCGACAAGGTAGCGACCTGACACCAGACCGACATTCTCGACGTTGACCAGTGCGGGATAGACAGTGGTTCGACCTTTTCTCCAGACAATGACACCACCCTGAATGACCAGGTCGGTACGTGTTGTTGAGGAAGTGACCTCAAGGGAACCCGTGCCAATTGTGGGCACACCCCAGGGTGTAAAGACGTACCCGATGGTGCCATCGGCATCGAAGTCAATTCTATAAGTTTGTGATACCGACGGAAGTCTGTGATATACTGGTCTGCCCCCTGGCACCCACTGCGTCGGTCTGACCTCGAGGTTGTTGGCAGCGATATACTGCTCTGAGAGGGTCTGCGTATTTACGGTGGAGACTGTCGTCTGAATGGGTTGGACGCCACCGTTAGTTGGTGTGAGGAGTTGCGCCATCAGAGTCTCATTGTGCCATCGCGATATTGCGGTGGCGAATACGGATACGAAGTGCCTGTGTACCACGACAACTGGGGCACGATTTCAAGAGTCGAGGCATTCTCCCAGACGTACAGTTGCTGTCGCTGGTTATTGGTGAACCGTCCGCTATTCTTGGGTACGACAGTGATGCTGGCGACCCCGAGTTTGATAGCAGAGACATCGCGTCCGAGTTGAGACAAGATGGGTTCTTCGCACACATACTTGTTGACATATCGCAGCAGATTTCCTGCGTACTCCTGAATCCTGGCAGTGTTCGCCACTGTGGTTCCGGTCCAATCGACGATAGTGGGGGTCGGAGTGAACGCACGCATGACTCGGTACAGGTTCTTGCCGTCTTCAGAGAGGATAGTGTCCTCTGCGTATTCGGTATACGCCGGGTCAAAGTATGGAACATACTGCGAGTACTCGAACGCAGGGTCCAGCAACTCTGGGGCACTCGCAGAGGGCACAAAGACCCCTGACTGAGTGTAGATGTAAAAGGCGAACAGGGGAGTGACGTTCGTGGTCGCAGTGTACGACAGCACACGCGAACCTTGTCTGAAGAAGGTTCGGTCGCCAGCGAAGAAGGTAAACATGCGCACCGGCATTCTCCCAGTCCCCGCAGTCAGGAATGACGCCAGTTCGACCCTCTGCTCGGAGGTTGTCGCAAGAGGAATAATGAGTCCCTCGTTAACAAGGTCCTGCGACCTCGTGCTGTTGGGGGTGAAGTACGTCGCAGCGATGAAGTACTCGGGCACAGCAAGATGGTCAGCGCGGTACTCCAAATACGTGCCGACGGGGAACCGGGGACTGTACTTGTACACAGACAGTCCGTTGTCTGCGTTCTCGACGACGATCTCTTTAACGATGCCCTGCTCAACGAGAGTGTCGAAATACGCACTGACTGTCAGAGTGTCCGGGTTGTATGTGAAGTCGGAGACGACATAGGCATACTTGACGACTGCCCCGTCGAGCACGTCGACGTAGTAGTAGTACGGGTCAACCTCTGCCGTCGGTCCCGACCCGACCTGCGGAGTGAAGACCCACGTGCCTGCAGTGTACGAGTCGCCCGAGGTCAGTTCTGCAGGTGTAACGGGTGACCCGACTTTCGCTTCGCTTTGCGCCCCTGCCAGACTGTTCGTCGACGGGGCGAGTGTGAAGTTGGCAGAGGTGACCCACACCAGAGTTCCCGGTCGCTGAGTTACAGAAACTGTCGACGGTTGAGCAGGGACAAATTCCTCCGGTGCGTAGTCGTACTGAACTATCTGAGGGTTAAAAGTGCCGTCAGGGTCGTTAGATTGGTACGTCGACCCGACAGACCACGGAGTGTAAGTGGTCGCCGCTGAGACCCTGCCAGTGGCGATAAGTTGGGGCACCTCGGTCGGTGTGCTGATGACCAGGTTGGACAGGACCACGTGCAGTTGGTTGTCGCCACCGTTCGCAGAGGACCAGTAAACGACGTCTCCCTGCAGGAACTGACCGGGAGTCAACAGTTTTATCTGACGCAGTTGCAGGTTGCCATAAATAACCTGGTCGGTCTTCGCAGCAGAGTACGGGGTGAACGACTGCAGAACAGGGTAGAACACGTCGCTCGGTGTCGTTGTGACGACCAGTCCGTTCTGTTGGTACAGGTACTCGCTCGGGGCGAAGCTGTAGACTTGCGTGTACGTGGCAGCACCTGGTTCCAGTAGCGCTGGCGTATTGTACGCAGACGAAGACGTAATATGAGGGTCGATGAAACGCACAGTCGCGTCAAACGTCGAGTAGAAGGCAGCATCGGCATCGCTGACTGTGGGGTCGACGGTAACTGGAAACACGTTGCCGGGTCTCAGCACCTCGAAAAGTCGGTCACGGAAGTTGAGGGACGAGTCCTTGAGGTTGCCACCGAAAGGTCCGTTGGCATCGACCTCCACGGTCAGGTCGTATTGCACCTGACTCAGAGTCATAGGGTACAAGTGTGCCTGATTCTCGACTGGCACGGAGAAGTTGACGACCGTCTGACCCCTCTCGAGTTGGTCCTGCGTCAGTTCTTGCCCGTTGGGACCAAGCACGAAGAACGACACTTGGCCGTTGGGCAGAAGGTAGTCGCGAAGGTAGTTGTAGGTGCCCTGGTTGGGTCGGTTCGGTTGGACCGAGGTGTAAGTGCCGTCGCCGTAGAAGTCAAGGAAGAACCCACGCCAGTCCTCTGCACTGACAGGGTTGCGACGGCGAATAAGGGAGAAGAAGCGACTCTGAACCTGATCGAACGTCTCAACATCGCTGCCACCGACCGCAGGTTGGGGGTTGGTCGCTGTCAGTCCGGGAACGTTGACTGCACCTGTGACAACGATGGTGTTCGCTGCGCAGTTGTACTGTGACCCGACGAACTGCGACGAGACTGTGACCTGAGCAGTGGTCTGACCCGCAGGGATGACTTCCTGCTGCGAGGTGATGAACGAGATGGAGGTGCCACCAGTCAGGTTCTGGTTGGTCGAGAACGTGGTGCCAACGGGGAGAACTGTGTCGGTGTCGCTGGGGGGAATAGTGACGGTGAGGCGAGCAGTCGAAGCAGTCCCTAGACGGCGCATCGCGCCCAGGAAGGGACCAATCCACTCAACCAGGATCTTTTGTGGTAACTGGTTTGCCCAGAAGAGAAACTCTCCCTGCGAGAAACTGAGACCCTCCAGTAATGCCGCAAGGGGATTTCCCGAGGAGAAATCGTTGAGAGTCTGATTGGATGCTTCGTATACCCTTTGAGATGCCTGTTGAACGAGTTGTGCCTCGTTGCGAGGGTCAATGCTTACAGATGGCAGAGGCGCATATCGTGTCATTTTCTACCTCAGTTTGGGCAGATGATCGTGTTACCGCCAGTACCTACAGAATAGTTATTGCACGCAGGATTGGTTGCAGAGTAGTAGACTCCGTTGTCAACCTCCAGACCCTCAGCGATTGCTGTCACCTGGTCTGCGAGGATTGCTTTCGTGATGATATCTGAGTTGCTCAGCGAGGCGAACTTCTGCGCAGTTGAGGGTGCAGGTGTCCCACCTGCGTAGAGATACTTGGCGTTGGTTGTGTAGTTCTGAGGGGCATTCGCACCGTTGCTGTTGCTGGGGTTACCCAGCACGTTAGGGTCGTACCCGAAGTTGAATACCCCCGTGACAACCTTAGTGCCAGTGATCGGGGTGCCACTGATATACAGACCACTGATGGCCAGCGAAGGTTGGTCCGTTCCCAGGGTGATGTACCGAGAGTCAAGACCGTTGGATCCCCCTGTGACCAGGGAGTTGAGACCCAGAGGGTCATAGTGATGGTCTAAATCCTGCCCATCGAAGTAGATCTGTTGAAAACCGTTAAGGAACTGGGAAGTGACTATCACTCCACTAGAGAAAGTTGTCTTTGTCATGCACCACACGGTCGCCGTTCTTGAGAGGGTTTTACCCTCAGCCTCAATCGTTGATGACTAACTCCCAGTGCGGGTCGCTCCGCAGGTTGATCCAGGTGCAGTACTTGCCGTTGTCAGAAACAACAAACACCTTGTCTACGAGTCTCTGCTCCACTCTGACCACAGGGTTGTTGCCCATGGTATTTGTCAGACGGTTCTTCGCCTTGGCGGAAAGAGGCAGGACACGCATACAAAAAGACCCCAGAGGGTAACTCTGAGGTCAGTATAGCAGGTTGAGAGAAGAAGTAAACCCTGACGCAAAGGTCAGGATCTCTCCCAGTACGCGACGTTAAACGTAACTTGAATCTCCTGCACGTTTCCGCTTTCTCGATCCACATCGGCAGTGTTGATCGATACGAACTGGCACTCGTAGCAAATGTAAGCACCGCCAGCAGGAGCAGAACCCCGACCACTGCAATCACGGGGGGTGACTGTGATGGTGATGGGGTTGCAGTTGTACTCCAGCCAGAAGGTCTCCAGTGCCTTGAAGATGGTAGGATCGTAGGGAGCAGTCAGATCAACATTGTCCGCCTTGCGAGGGCCAACAACGTGGAAAATGCGGTTCCCTGTTCCGTTAGCGTAGTCGCTGCTATCTGAGGAATCCTTGATCCCTCCGAATTTGGTGAAGACAGCAGTAAAGGTGGGACCGTTCAGTGCGGTGAACGACACCTCGTACTGGCTCTTAGTTAAAGGGCGCAGAATAGCCATGGTAAGAACCTCCGAGTAAAGGGCTCAAACGCCCAGGATGTTCGTAACCATCGCTCCGGAACCGATCAGGTTGGTGGCACCGAGGCCGACCAGGTTGACCACACGCTCGACGGTGATCTCAGCACGAACCACACGACGCTCACGCACATAGTACTCAGGACGCACGGCAGGGGTGCCGGTGAGTTGATCAATTATGTTATCGCCAGTGTGTTTATCACTGACTTCTGCATGTTTCTATGCAGTTCAGACTATATCTTCTTCCCTGAACTCCTTTATAAACCTCTGAAGAGTTTTTGATCTGTAACCATTTTTCTTAGTGCCGAGACCGAGTAACTGCCCGAGAAGGATATCTCCAGGTTTATTGTTATCGTTCCAGACTTTCCGTATCTCAGACTTTCTGCTCTCCAAATCTTTGTTAGAGTTGGGATGAGAAGACCCCCTGGGTGTATTTGGGGATTCTAGTCTTGCCTTTGAGATGTTTGAACGTCTCTCGGGAGTTTGCGGTACCCCTTTCAGGGAATCAGCGATACGGGAGTTATGTGATTCAGTCCTAACATAGTTTTCTCGGAGGTATTCGTAAACTCTTCCCCCTCCCGAAGAACTCATTCTGAAAACTGCGTACCACAGACCTTCGTGGTCTGGGAACATTTTATTCAGGAGTCGGTGAAGGATGAAGTGTTGCCTAAGAGTCGGATAACAGAGGTTGTCTGGATCCGTTTTGCTACCGCCGAGACATTTAGAAACTATGTGATGCTCTTCTGTCTTATGGGAGTTTGGACGAGTTTTAGGGCACTGGTTGATAATTTTCCAATACCACCTCTCGTACTTGTTACGATAGTAACATTCAGGGAGTGGGGCACTCGTGGATGGGTTATTGTTGTCGAGACTCACCATCTAGTCGTTGAACCTTTTTACTGCAAACATTATAGCAATGTTTCGACGCAGTAAACTTGGCTGCTGATTGCCTTGTGTTCGGATTACCGAACCGTCAGGGTTCCCAGCAATTCACCCCATTGACTCGCGGATCAGGCGAGTAATCTGACGTTACCGTCAGACCACGCATTCAACTCGTTTGAAAGAAACGATGTTATTAGCATACGTGTAAGCGAACGCAGGAGTGGCAGCGTTGGCGCCACCAGCAGGCATCACGGAGTCGCTGGGGCCGTTCGGGCTGTAGAACAGCAGGAGGCCATTCTCAGGGAACACGGGCAGCAGTTCACCGGACTCGGCCAGATAACGACCTTCGGCAACACGCAGACCACGCTCGAGACCGAAGTAGCGAGCGAGCATGTCGGTGTCGATGCTGTCAGCGGTGGTGTACTTGATGCGCTCAAGGATCGCGCTGTTGGTCAGCAGCTCATCGAACACAGCGGTACCGACCACCATCGAGTTGGGGCGGATGCCGATCTGGTTAGCGACGGCACGCTTCAGAGACAGGACGTCTTGGATCGGGTTGGAGGTCAGGGCAGACCAGGCAGCGGGGCTGGCGGCCGAACCGTAGGCAGTCTTGAAGGCAGCCCAGTCAACGAAACCGAGGCCGGTCTGGGTGCCAGCGCCAGCGGTGGGTTCGTAAGGATTGTAACCGGCAGTCACGGTCACGGCTTGCGAGACGGTGTACTCGTAAGCATTCATCAAGCGGGACATGGCGTTGCGAGTTTCAATCGCACGCAGGTCAACCTGGGCGGGACCTTCGCCAGCGTTCTCGATGGTTTCTTCGGGGAGTTCCCACGCAACCACTTCTTGCTCAAGAGCATAAGGCTCCGAGTCAAAGCGGCTCTGGACGTAGGGGATGTTGGTGCCATAAGCACGACGGAAGTCGTTGATAGCAAACTGCTCCTTCCCAAAGCGAAGGATTCGTCCAGCCCTTGTGGGCGTGTCAACGACGGGCGCGATAAAGTTGGCGATATTAGTCGCCGGAAGCATGAAACCTTGTGCAAGCGTAGTCAAAATTGGATCTACGCCCGCATAGGTTTGCGAGAGCACTTTGTTATCGTAACGACTCTTTATTCGTTACTTCTCATACTTTCGTGTGAGGTCAGACTATATCATCATCTCGGATTTTTCCCTCGTTCCCACCCTTCCCCGGGGTGTTTTTCTGAACGAGTTCTGATCACTACTCCATCCACGATCTTCCAGTACCACTTCAGACGAGAGATAGACTCACTTGTCTTTTTCCTGGACTCTTCGGATTGTGTAGATCCTTCTCTGGAGCAACGGTCTCTAAGTGTGGGGTCGTTTATCCACGCTTGTTTCATGGACTCACTCAGGTTCTCTCTATGCTCCTCTGTTTTCTCTTTCCCTGATAGCGCCTTGGAGATTTTGTCCCCCCAGGTTACTTCTCTTCTCCGGTTGGATTCAGCAATGAGCTTTGACTTCTCTTCGCAACTTTGAATGTATGCCAGAGACTTGTAAACTCGAGACCCCTTGGATCCGCACATAATGGCAGCGCACTGTGCCAGTTTTGTTTCATTTGGATAGGATTTGTGAAGCAGTAGATGCAGTAAAGCGTGCTCTCTGCGGGTCACTAGAACCACATTTCCCTCCACGTAACTTCCGCCAAGGCACCCCGGCAGAATTCTGTGCTTTTCAAGGCGATCTCTTTTTTGCTTCTTCCTGTGTAAAGATAAGAGAAAATTGCAGAGTCGAAGGTATCGGTTGAAGTAATGATCGTTCCGAGAGTCGGGCACTCGTGGCAAGGTTATTCTTGGGTCAGTCACTTGCTAGTCGTTGAACCTTTTCACTGCACTCATCATAGCTGATGAGACCCGCAGTAAACTTGGCTGCTGATTTCCCTCGACTTTACGTTAGGGGTTCCCAGCAATTCACCCGATTTTCCACTCAAAATCACTTCTGAGGGGAACCGAATCGATTCATCATGGGATTGTTCTCCTAAGGAGAGAGTTGACTTCAAAGGCTGCCGAGCAGCCCCTTGGTCTTACGCCTGAGAACAGGCAGCCAAGAGGCGAGCAAGGCGATCAATCAGTTGAACGCAACCAGCACGAGGGCGCGACCACCGATGCTGATGATTTCGCGAATCAGCGGGGTGGTGCCGTCGAGGGTCACATCCACGCCGCTCTTGGCAGCTTGGCCGAGTTCGTTGATCTTGAGCTGAGTGTCGAGGTCTGCGGGAGCCACGAACAGGTCGGTGGGGTCCACTTCGAGCAGCAGCAGGCCGCTGGTGGCGACAGTCAGCTGGCGAGCGGTGTAAGGCTGAGCCAGGGCGGTGGGCATGTAGGCCTGGTTGACACCGACGATCTTGTTCACACCAGCAGGGGCAGTGAAAGCGTCGGGGGCAGCGGCGTAGTTCTGACCAGCGAATTTGGCGTAGGCGACAGCGCGAAGCTCGCCCACTTCCACGACACCGACGTCGCCGTCTTGGTTGTCTGCGGGGGCTTCGAAAGTTTCCGCATAACGGATATACTGACGGCCATAAATTGGAGCAGAGTTGGTCGACATGTTATTGTCTCCAGAAATAGTGGGACTTCAATGCCTCGCCAGGATATGGCGAGAAAGGTTGTTGGAAGAGACTGTCAGTTCGCAGTGAGGGCACTGCTTGAATGACCTGTTGATCTTTCCATGAGGTAGTTTCCCGCTAACGTAACCCTCGCCGGGGCACGTGTGAGACCTTTTGTTGTTTAGTCCGTTGTTCCAGTAGGGCATTTTGCCGGTGGACTGTCCACCTTTGGCTTTGCCCTCTGTGCTTTGTTTTGACCCGTTGAGTCGGGACTGATTTGACCGCTCTTCGAACGGTCGCGAGTTGTAGTTTTGGATGTTTTGAATAGCAGCTGGCAGGAACTTATCGCTTAGCTCTTGACCCTGCTTGCAGGCTTCTTGCCTTGCCTGCTCCACTGTCCAGTCCCCTGAGAGCAGATTTGCAGCGCAACAGTCATAGTAGTCGCCAGTTTCTTTGTACCGCAGACGGTGAAGAAACGAGTGCATCGCCCTGTTAACACGGACAAGATTGGCGGGATCGTCAGTGCCCCCTGCGTGAGTGGGGAGTAGGTGGTGTTTGTGCCAGGTGATCATCAAGTTGGTTTCTCTTTGAAGGGTTTTACCCTTCCCCCCTCACCGGTACTCAATGCGACAGCGACAGTAGTCGTAGCACTGACACTGGCGGTCCGGCATAGGTAGGGTTCCGATGGGTTGCCACCCTGCGTTTCCGTAGGTTGTGCAGTCTGGGCAGACTCTGCCATCGACAAGGGGCACCCGACGCATTTCTTTGTATCCCTGCTCCTCCTTCCGGTAGTAGTCGCCTAGGTTAAAGAAGGAGTAAGCAGGGTTGGCGATGTATCGAATGACACGAGTGAGCAATCCTGGCCAACTGGACATGCCCTCCTCAGCAAACTCGGTAGTCGTGTCGCCCTGTCGCAGGGACCCAGACTCGATCGCTTGCTTCGTCTCGTTCAAGAATGTTGTCAGGGGTGGGAGCATATCTCCGACGACCGTGGGCCATGCTTTTTCCATCTTCGCCTTGGGGTTTTGGTTTTCGGTGGCAAGATAGACAGCAGCAAGAGCGGCAGTTATGGTTTTGTCCACCATCGTCCGCTCGTACTCCTCAAATCGCATCTGACGGTCACGAAGACCCTTGACCACTGCCTTTGACTCTTTCGCCATCTGCTCTTCGAGACGGTCCAGAGTCTTGTACTTTGTGGCCAGAGACTTCGCTTGATCGAAGTAGTCTCCCCTCCGCTTCGTGGCGATGCCAACTAGAGAGAGGAGATCCACAACTCACCTCAGGAGAACATGGTCTTCTTGAGTGCTTCCACGTAGTCGCTTGCCTCGCCCTTTGCCACCATCTGCAGAGCAGCAGTGTGGGGGTCAAGGTCCTGCTCGGAGTACTGGAAGGTGCCACCGGGGACGTACTCGCCGTAGGAGACCATCGGGGGCAACTTGCTCAGGAGACCCAGCAGTTTGGTGGCGGCAGTCTCACCCTCGCTGAACTCAACCGTGCCAAACTCGAGACCCTCGCAGTAGTTCCGCAACTCGCTCTGGGGCATGACACCGTCGGTCAGGCGACCATCTTCGTAGAGAGCCTCGACGAACGACGAAATTTGATCGCGACGAGCGCTGATTTTGGCCTCGCGGTACTCGTTCTTGATTCGGTCGTTTTCCGCCTTCAGTGCTTCCAACTCGTTGAGCATCTGAACCATGAGGTCAGCCTCAGAGAAGTCGTCCTCACCGTCATCCTCAGACTCGTCGTAGGTGGACCCGAATCCAGTCTTCGTGTAGGGGTTCTTCTTCTCGCCGTGCTCCTCGGAGAACACACCACCAGATCGCTTGGTCTTCTGGTTGGGGCCACCCTGGTAGTCGCCCAGTTCTCCTTCTCCGTCGCGGACGTCTTCGGAGTAGGCACCACTGGGGCCGGTGTGCTCAGCTGCTTCGTCTACTTGATCAAACTCACCGGGAGTCAGCTGGGGTTTGGTGCTCTTCTTCTCGCCACGGGGCACCTCGGCGAACGAACCGTCGGGTCCGACCACCTCGGCAGGGCCACCCTCGAACTGACCGGGCTCCAGCTGTCCCTTGCGGAACTTGGCTTTGCCCTGTTGGAAGTCGCCGTCAGCGTCGTCGTCCTCGGCGTGGGCGGTCACACCCAATTCGGAAGTCTCTTCAGCAGCGATAGGTTCCTTGAAGTTTTGCGCCACCTTGGGGGCAGTCCGACCGTCGCTGCTCTTCTTGCGAAGAACACGCATGTCGTGGTCGTCCATAACGTTCTCAGTGTTGACAGCGAACACTGTGTTGTCAGGAGACTCCTCTGTCTCGGTGGGGAACTTGGTTGGACCACCGGCGCGACCGGCAGCACCGTTGGCAGTCTTGGGTGCGTTCACACCGTAGCTCTTGGCATCGGTGTCGTACTGGTCGTTGTTCATGGTGCGCTCCTCGGCTTCGCTCTGACCGGCCCAGCGAGACTCGCCGACAGCACCCTTGCTGCCATCTTTGGCAGTGCGCTTGCGGTCCACTTCCTGCTCACCATTTTTGGCAGTGTTCAGACGGTCCTCGTCCTGCTCAGAACTGCGGGCAGTGTGCATGCGATCTTCGCCGACAGCACCTTTACCCTCTTCGCCGAGAGTCATGCGCTTGGCGTAGGAGTCGGAGTCTGAACGGGCAGTGTCCATGCGGTCCTCTTCCATGGACTGGCCCTCGGGGTGTGTGCCGAAGTGGACCTTACCGCCTGAGGAGGTCTTTTGACTCACCTCAGCGTGCTCGTCAGCGAAGGGGTTGCCACCCTCTTCTTTGTGGCCTTTGGCCTTGGCCTTCATCTTCTCGGCGTTAGCCTTGAAGGCAGCGGGCATCTCGCCGTGTTGCTCGTCGTAGACGTTTTCCACGATCTGCATAACTTGGCCGTTAGCGCCGTTGGTGCGCTTCCGGCTGATTTTTCCTTTGTCTTCCATGAAATGTTCCTCCGGAAACTGGTCTTCAAGGTTTGCGATTTGCTGAGTGTTCTCAGTGAAGTGTTGGTTGGTTCCCTGCTTGTCGTTTCCTCCGTCAGCGGGGGCGTCCGCCTCAGTGGCGGGGGTGGCGTCGGCGCCAGCGTTGTTTGTGTCCGTCTGTTTTTGGTTTGCTGTCTCCTCCTCCAGGTCCTGAACAGCAGAGGAGACATCCTTGCGGACCTCGTCCAACTTCTCTTTCAGCATTTCGAGGGGACTCTTCTCGACGATCATGGTAGGACCGAGTTCGTCGTCGAAGATTTTGTCGAGGGTGAGCGCGACCGCGAAGTCGAACACTCCGGACTCCTCGTTGAAGTTAAAGGGTTCGAGCCCTTTGACGGCTGGAGGAGATGCACCCAGCAGTGCCAGGTGGCGGGCAGACCATTTCCCCCGATGGGGGTTGATCTGTGACTCGGGACTGTAGAAAGAGATGGAAACCTTGCGGTAGTGCCCATCCTTGACCAGGTCCTTCGCCACGTCGGTGAACTCCACCTCCGCGTAGAGGTTTTCGCCCTGGCGTTCAAATCCCTTGATCCAACCGTAAGAAGGCAGACTGTCGTTGTCGCCCTGATGTCCCAGCACTAATGGAGCAGTGTGGGTGTCCGGGTCGTAGGTGTTTACGACCTCGTCCAACTCCTTCGGGGAGAACTTTCGGGTGGCACCCTGAGCAGAGGTTTGCTCACCTGCCTTGAAGACATGTACTTTTTTCGTGAACATTATCAAGAAAGTCCGTGAGTGGTTTTACCCTTGTTCACCTTGCTCCTCCGTTGTTGTGTCAAAGGGTTCGGGTTCCTCGCCCTGGGGGTTTGACCCCAGGTCACTCTCGGGGTCGGTGCCGAAGATGGACTCGTACATGTCGCCGGTCTCAGCAGGGTTTCCGGTCTCCACTCCCCCATCACCACCCTGCGGTGCCGTCTCCTCTGTCTTCTCCTGCAGGTCGACACGGAAGTGCCTGGTTATCCACTCCTTCGTCGGTGTGAACCCAGACTGAATCAGCAAAGAGACATCGGGCATTGTGAGAGACGACTCCTCGATCCTAAACTCGCGTGTCAGTCGCGGCGCCGCAACATCGATACCAAAGTTAAGGTCGACGATCCATCGCACCAGAGTGCGAGTCAGAGTCTGAGAGACCAGTTCAGAAAGTTCGGATGCCTTGACGACTCGCACCGTGTTCGCAACCTGGGAGGAGGCACGCGATCCTGCCTCTGCCTGCCCTGCCTCGTTCTCGCCGCAG